TTATTTATTACCTTTCATTTCATTTTGTAGTGCTAACCACAATTCTAATCTTACAATATCAGAAGCCTCTGACAAATCTGTAACGGACACGCCGTTCTCGTCTATATCTACTATTTCTATAAAACCCATTTTTATATCCTAACTTTTACCTTATGCTTTCAGCCTACCACAGGGGTCTGACAAATTGGGGGAGGGGGGTCGGCGTGTCGTACGTAAATAAACAAAATGTCCGATTTTGCCCGAGCGTGTCGAGTGGCTTTTTGTCAGTGGTATGTGATAAAGTAAAAATAACTACAAACAAAGGAAATAAAAATGATGACTAGACAACACTTCGAAAAAGTTGCTTCTTTACTAAAAGAATTTAGAGATGAAATTCCTCAAACTACTTTTGAAGAAATCGTTATGGAATTTGGCGATTTGTTCTTGGCTGAAAATGAAAGATTCAATGACGCTAAGTTTCAAGAGGCTTGTGGAATTACCTGGCCTACATTCGTTAGGTTGTAACACACCCTGCCCCCTGAGAGGGGGGTACTTAAGTTCGTACGTAAAGCATACGCTATGATCAGCGAGGGCTCGGGCGAATCCACAGGATATCCACAGGTGTGTATAACCTTATGCACATTGCAGCGTGTTGCCTGTTGATAACCCTAAATTAGTTCATCTAGAGTTAACCTTGCGTTCATCTAAATAGGTCAAAAATGTCAGACCCCCCTGCTAGAGTTAAAGTATGAAAGAAATTAAGGAGGTACAAATGGATAACAAAGTACCAGCCCATATATGGGAAGCCCTTACTAGACTAGAGGAATCTAGACTAAGTGAGGAAAGTCACACTAAATAAGTGACTAACCTACGGCGTGTCGTCTTGACTTTGTCAGGGTAGCATGATAGGTTTAGAATATAACTAAATAGAGATGTGCAAGGGTATGAGCCTAGCAAATAAACCTCTTCAAGAGGGTGAGCCTAGCAAATAAGACCCCCAAGAATTAAATTAAACAAAATCTTGAAAGGATTAAAATATGAATACACAAATTATAGACATTAGTTGTGTTTGCATGATATGCGAAACACCTATTACCAAAATGGTGCTAAGCACCAGAATAAAAAACTTAGTATTGAATACTAAGGAATTACACAATATAGCAACATGCTACGATTGTCATCTAACTAGACTATCAAGAAAGGTAGCAAAATGATATCCTCAATAAGTATTACTAGCGTACTAGGTGACGGCCTAGATGTGCCTTTCATCTACGAAACACACTCTATTGCTCACGCTTTAGAGATTATCCAAAATACTATTGCACTAGGTGCAGAAATAAGCGAGGTAGTGATTAAATGAAACTAACACAACGAGGCAAGAACCTACGCCTAGTAGGATACACAATAGTGTTCACGATACTAGCGATAGGGGTTTGGCATAAGTATTTCAACACCAGTAATTGCGTAGATAAATACACAGCAGAGACACTATCAAATGTGTTTCTATATGGCGAGGGTATCGAAGTAGATAGAGCCATTACTGCTATATACAATCAAGGTGGGTGGGAAGAATATGACGCAACAGGTGAAGTGTCTGTAGTTTTTCCTTGTTTAAAAAATGAAGGACTAATTTAAAAATCAAGCAGGGTGTGTAGTGGGTGCTATAAAAAGTGCTCACTATATTTTGTTAAATTATTTTTTTAAATCGTGCATCGTACATCTAAACAAAATATTCAGATTTTAGTAAAAATGGTTTTATAATATTTTATACGGATCTAGTAAGGGACATGCTCTCTGAGAACCAGGCCCCCATCCTCTGCCTTTGGTACGTTGGGGGTATTTATTTGGGTGTATACTATAAGCATCATGCTATACGATAAATATTTCGAGGTAGTTAGTTGTGATTGTTGTGTGTACGATACTGACTGTATAGGTCAACTTAAATTATGGGAAGATAACGAAGAAAAGCCAAATTAAAAATTTTTCAGATTTTTACTGACAGCCGTCTACTTCATATTGTTTTTGTAGTCCTTTTGGAAATAAATGTTTATATTTATCAAAGGCTATACTAAAGTTTTCTTCTTGTTTATCAAACCACTCTGGAGTTAAATCTTCCCCAGTATCATTAATTCTTTGAGAAGAACATAAGAAAATATCGTAATAGTCTTCTGGACCAAAATTAGAGTCTGGTCTAAAATGATTGTGATGGGATCCAGAAAACCAAACACCTTGATTCTTTTCGGTTTGGTAAACATTATCTTCAACCCAAAAGTCCCAATCAACTGTTTTGTTTAGTTGAATACTTACTGTAATGTGTTGTTTTTTATGATGCTTGTCACAATGTGGCATTAGGCTAGGAAGTGATGAATCATGTGTGTATCTAGCAAACATGAGGCCAATAGGTTGAACTGGTTCTTGAACTAATATTTCCATTTTTTTTCTAATTTTTTCTTTAATAGAGTCTGGAAATTTAACTTTTCCTTCTTCATCTTCAGTTAAAACAAAAAACCCATTATTTGTTACATTGGTCATATAAGCATACTTGTCTCCTGCTTCGTCTAAACCTCTTTGCATGGTTTTTACGACGGTATCATAAATAGCACCATATTCTTCTGGGCTAAAGAAATTATCTTCTACATGTGGTTCTGGTTTAATGCTCATATTTTCCTCCTGCTAGATCAATTGATCCAAACTCTTCTTCCCATTGTCTCACATATTTTACAAAGTTATTGTCCATATCGTCTTTAAACTCTTCTGTAAGATGTAAGGGTTTGTTATCTACAAATTGACAAACAATTATATCATAATAATCTTTTTCTTTAAATTCTATGTGTGGTCTCCAGTGAACATGGTGTGATCCTGAAAACAAAATTGCATCATTTTGGCGGGGATTGAATTCAACGCCTTCAACACTTATTGGCCAATCTAACGTAGTATCTAACACAATAGTAAACGTATAACTAGCATACTCCAAACCCCTATCAAAGTGTGGGGCTAATATTGGTTTATATCCTGTTTCTAACGTATATCTGGCATAGTGTACATAAACATCCACAATGTCATCTTTGGTTGCTTCTTTCATTTTAGATATTAAAATATTTTTGATATTAGGTTTGATAAAATCAACAACAGCAAAATAACCAGTATCTGGTATAACAGTTTTTTCTTTTGAATATGCATCAACTATTTGACGGTATAAAGCACCATATTCTGCTGGTGTAAAAAAATTGTTTAATATTGCTGGCTTAATATCTTTATACTTACTCAATTACGAAATCACACCATGATCTTTTAATGTGTCATATAACAAACCATTCATAAAGTTTAATTGTTCAGCACCCTGTTCAATAAATTGTTCTAGTTCTGTTAAAGAAATAGCACCAGAATCTACAAGACTTCTATTGTAATTATTAACAGTGTCACACATTAGTTGTACGGCTTCATCTCTATACATTTTTATACCCTTTCTCGGTCTTGTTACCATTATAGCGTATCCATAGATATTAACCAATACCTTTGACATGTTAGCATGTGTCATGCAGAGATTGTCAATGTTAAGGTTTGTTACTTCTATTTGTCGGGCGATCGAACTACCGTTCAAAAAAATGTAAAACGCTGTTATAATTTTACTACAATGGAAATCAGAATGGCTGCCGAACTTATCGTGAGTGTTATATCCATAATCGGATCTCTCGCTTTAGGCGTTAGATGGATGGTAAAACATTATCTCAGCGAACTTCGTCCGAACTCAGGATCATCAATCAAAGATCAAGTAAACCGCTTAGAGCAAAAGGTAGAAATCATCTATGACATCTTATTGTCAAACTCTAAAAAACCTTCTAAGCCTAAAAAATAATTTCGATCTATATATAATATATCTTTATATATAATATATATAAGATATCTAAGGTATTAGGATATTCTTTTTTTCTTTATATATATTAATTATACACATTGTTTTCCTGGCTTAATATAATTTCCCTCACAAACCTTAAAAACCAATTATAACGATTTGGTGAATTCTTTATTAACAACTTATCCACAACCCTTCTATATACCTGGCATGATATAATTTTATATCTAACACCTGAGTTGCTCTCGATACCCACCGCTTCTTAGGTGTTGGACTTTTTAATTTAATAAAATGATATAATGCTAATATGTGTACAACCGTAGAAAAATTTGGATCTGACCCCGCCACCATCAAATGGCAAATAATTCGTGGAGACTCTTCTCTCATAAGAATTGACTTTTTACAAAACGACGAAGCAACTCATTACGACACAACAGGATGGACTTACCTTGCCTCCGCATATGACCCTAAAACCGAAATAATCGACCCTCTGACAGTAGTTTCAGGCTCAGGGTATGTCCAGATAAAGGTAGACCCAAGTTTGTCTGCTTATTGGGGTTCTACGTACCGTTCTAACGTTGCTGAACTTATATTTGACTTAGAAGTTACAATCGACGATACTGTTTGGACACCAGTTATAGGAACTATCACAGTACTTGGCGATGTAAGTGGAACTCTATAATGCCAATAATTAAAATATCAAATATTAAAAATGATTTACCTCCTGTTATAAAAATAACAGATTCAGCAGGTTTGTCAAAAACCATAAAAATAAAAAAATAAATAATAGATTAATGATATAATAAATTAGGAGGAAGTATGTCATTTCCAGGTACTAAAAATTTTAATTATTATGAAGGCGACACTTTTGAGTTTGCTATTTATCCCAAAATAGCATCTGGTGCATCGTTTGATTTAAACGGATATTCCTCTTCATTTAATATTGCATCAGCAACTGGACCTTCACCATCATTTTTAGTTGGTGGAGAAGCAGAAATTAATGCACAAAAAACAAAAGTAACTTGTGTAATATTGCCGTCAGTAGGTAGACAGTTGGTTGCGGGAACAACATACTATTATGACGTTCAAATATCAAATGGTTCAGATAAAGTTTATACATTATTAAAAGGAACCATAAGCGTAGAAGCAGACGTAACAGGAGCATAAGTTGGCAGAGGTAGTATTATCAACAGAAGACTTATTGGTTCTTGGTGGGCCAGAACAGATTGACGTACAGATTGATTTTGGTCCCCAAGGAGATCGTGGAAGTTTAATATACGCATCAGTTGGTAATCCAAATGAAGCATTAACAATTGAAGGTATAAATCCAAAAGATTTATGTATAAATATTTTACAAACAGATGACAACTATTCATATCTATATCAATATAATGCTGGAATAGATGGTATATATCAATGGTATCCATTAATAAAACTAAATCCAAATCAATACCACGCAAATTTAAGTGGAACTTTTGTTGATGGAGAAAAAACTTTTAATATTCCAGTTGTAAATATAGTAGATTTATCTACAGCAGAAACCTTAACTAGTTCTAATTTTAATATTAATTTAAACATTCAAAATGAATATCCAGTGGCAACATCTTTTCAAGTTGGATCATTGATCACAGATCCAGAAACAGATACTTATGTTTTACCAATAACAGTAAATGCAGTTTATTTTGATGGATCAGATTGGTTAGATTTGAGTGGTTCAAAATCAGTACATTTCTCAATATCTATCGTGGTATAATGATGATGGTGATTAACAATGGCTGATACTAGTATAGGAAATCTTTATTCAACTAAAATTCCAGGCTATGACGATGCTGCAGATATTCAGGCTGCTCTAAGAACGTATCATTATGGATCTAGTACTTATAATACAGGAAATTCTGACGAAGAACAATTAGTAAATCCATCAATTGCCTATCATTTAAAAAATATTCAAGATTCAATAGATGCAATTAATACATTAGGCACTGGAGCCATAGCACAAACAACAATGCCAACAGGTAAGCCAGAAGGATACCTTTGGTTAGATACCGACTCTTCTCCAAACTCAACACCAACAAATCCAACAGCAATATATACTTCTTCAGAACCATCTACACCAACTGATGGAACTTTGTGGGTTGTAAAAGGATCAGACCCTTTATTATTAAAAATTTATGATAATGGTGCTGGAATATGGAAAACAATAGGTGAATAATGTCTAATAATGATGAGATTTTACGAGAAATAGCAATTGCTAAATTAGTTGCACTAGGATTAACTGAAGCAGAATTAAGATCATTGGGGCTGAATGTATAATGGCAACATTAAATAATTCTGGCAAAGTTGCCTACGTCTATGACGAAGGAACAGATACCTGGTATGCAATCGGTGGCAATATTAATACTGGATCTAATTATGAATGGACTGGAACACATAATTTTTTAAATAACGTTGTTTTTGAAGACATTAATTCTGTGGTTCAGGCAAAGGCTGGAGTTAATAACTTTTTAAATCCTGCAGCAAGAGATGGTGCACTTACTTCTCCAGTAAGAGGAACGGTTTGTTTTATTAGACAAAATTCTGATGCTGTTGCTATTAATCAAATACAATATTATGACGGTACAAGATGGGTTCCACACGGAGGAACAGTTACACTTAATGCACAAACAGCCTCAAGCAATACTTCTTATGATATAAGTTTAAATGATATTGGAAAAACTATAACATTTGATTCTACCTTTACCTATACTATAAATATTCCAGCAAACTCAGAAGTAGCATTTCCAATAGGATCAGAGATAGATGTTTTTAGAATGAACACAGGTTCTGTAACATTTTCTCCAAATTCTGGTGTAACTATAAATAGTAAGAATTCAAACAAGTCAATTGCAGCAAGGTATACAGGTGCATCAATATTTAAAATTGACACAAACACTTGGCTACTTGTTGGTGATTTGATAGCGTAGGTACAACATGTTTGGTAAATTAGTTAAATATGTCGTAGCAAAAGGAATGAAAATTCTTCCCAACTTTATAGGAAGAACTAGTGCAACTGCACAATCTGATGTAGTTTCTGAAGGTTTTATTGTTGGAAATGTTACAGAATCACTATCTGGAGATGCTGGACAACAACCATATACAGGTCAAGTTGTTGATCAGAATCCGTCAGCAGCAACAATTGCTAATTATGAAACACCAGTAGATTTAACAATAAGGACATTTTCTTTTGCTCCATTCGGTGTTTTTGGATTTTCTCCATTTGCAGTATTTAGTTTTGCACCTTTTTCAGTATTTAGTTTTACACCTTTTTCAGTATTTAGTTTTACACCTTTTTCAGTATTTAGTTTTACACCTTTTAAAGTATTTGGTTTTTCTCCATTTGGATTTTCTCCATTTAAAGTATTTGGTTTTTCTCCAGCAGTCCCAGTATGTATAGACCAAGATACTCCAGTTTTAACAAAAAATGGTTATGTGTTGGCAAAAGATATTAAGATTGGTGATATTTTAATAACTAAAATATTTGAAGATTTACCAATAACAGATCACAATGGTTTAAAAAATTGGTCATCTGAATTAAACAAAGAATATCAAACTTTAGAATCTGAAGTTAAAAATATTGAAATAACAAAAGTTTCAGAAACAGTAATAGTTAATAGTGATAAATTTAAAAGATTTTCAACTCAAGAAGATATATTAACAATAAGAGATGGAAAATTAAAATTTATAGTTTCTTCTGATTTACAATCAGGAGATAAGATAGTTAAAGACATAGATGAAACAACTGTTCCTTATTGCAATATTGACTCTATTCAAATTGTAAAAGAAGATAGAGAAGTTTATGATTTTATAAGAGAGCCATTTGGATTAATAGTAGCAGATTCATTATATGTATACAATGCCTACCCAATAGATTAATCTTTTGGAAACTGATACATAAACTCTCTAGTTTTTGATGTAATACCTTTCCAAGGTCCCCAATCATTACCACCATCACTCATAATATAAGCAACCTGACAATTAATAGATGGATTTAATAGTTGACTAGTGTAATCTAAATTATATTTTTCTTTTCTATCATCATTTAAAGCACCAATCATGTTGATTTGAAATAAACCATAAGAACTGTCTCCAGTTTTCTTATTACCGTTAAAGGCTAGAGCATTGCCCATTGATTCTTTTTTAACAATAGCCCAGGCTTCAACTAAACGCCTATCTTCAAATCCACAAGCAGATAGCAAAGTTTTTAATTCAATATCTGTAAATTGTCCTTTGTCCTGATACTCAGCAAGGGTCCTTACGTTATCTCTAGATGGTTTGTCTAGGTGATCTGGCCTAGAAAGCAAAAAAACCGCCTCAGCGGTAAATGTTGCATATTTATCGTTTTTCAGGTTAGTTTCAACACCTTGAGCATTAGAAATATTCAAGAATACTGAAAACAATCCAAGACTTGCGAGCAATCCTATTAAAAATTTTTTATCTTTTTTCATAGTTCTCTCCTAAGAAAACATGACACCCTTGGTAGGTGTCATATATCAAGTATAACATCTATTTGCCAGCATGTCAAATTAAAAATGTTATATTAGTAAGATAATTAAAAAAAATTATTTAAAATGATATAATATTTATATGGCAACAGGATTATCAGGAACATATAACTTACCATTTCCACAGGTTGATGATTATGTAAATGTTCACGGAGATATAGAGTCTTTAACTTCTACTTTAGATACAACCCTTGCTGGTCTAGGTCTTTCTTACATGAAGTTGGATGTTAAAAATATTAGCGGAACCTCAATTAATGCTGGATATCCTGTATATGTAACTGGTTTTTCTACTAAAACTACTGTTGCAAAAGCATTACCAGAAACAACTGCTCCAATACTTGGATTAATGAGATCAACAACATCTAATAACGCTGATGGGGTGTGCGTGGTATCTGGAGTTCTTCCTGGAGTAAATACATCATCATTTGTAGCAGGAGATATTTTATACGTTAAAGATGGTGGAGGATTAACGGCAACACGTCCATCTAGTGGTGCTGGTGCAATTGCTATATGTGCATATTCTGATGCAACAAATGGAATTTTAGTAGTTACCGCTAAAGGTAACGGTACTTGGGGAGCATTAAAGAACGGTCTTTCATAATTATTTCTTCAAAGATGATATAATTATGATATGGCCACTCTTAGAAACTCTTCTCAAGATTTATATAACGTAGGTGCAAAACCCCCAACTGTTAAATGGACAGTAGTTCGTGGTGATACCTCAGCATTTAAGGTTTACGTAACAGATGATCAACAATCTCCCTTAGTAATAGAAGATTGGGACATTGCTATGAAAATTAAAAGACCAAATGATGTTGCAGATCTTGGAGTAATTACAGACAACGCAACCACTGTTATGGCTTTAAATCCAGCAGCAGATGCAGATGATTTAGATGGAGAATTTACAGTTAGACTTTTAGCAGAAGAATCACATAATCTTCAAACAGGAGATATCTTTGATATCGAGTTATCTAATGCAGATACAGTATGGACAGTAGCACAAGGTAGCATGATTATCCTTGAAGATGTAACTGATTAATGGCAACAGCAATTATTATTGATAATAATAAACAAAAATTAAGACGTATTGAAACGTCAGATTATTACAAAACCAACATATCCTACAAACCCAACACGGTAGAAATAAACTACACCCTACCTTTTAGAATAAGATTTACTACCATAACAATAGAAGGATATGGTCCAAATAATGTACCACCAATACCCCTTCAAATAATTGGATTTAGCAACTATATATTATAATGTAAAAATCAAAATTATGTTATAATCTAAGTATGGCACAAATATCTATTCCTACAATAAAATCACGTTATGAGACTGGCGATAGGCCATCTCAACAAGACTATGAAGATTTAATTGACACTACTTCTTCGCAGGCCACCAGATTAGGAACTTATGGAAATAATGATAACACAATTTCTGAAATAGATAATTTTACAGTAATAGATACATTTAATTCTACAGAATGGAGAGTAGTTAAATACCTTGTTTCAATTTCTAAAAAAACACAAGGAGATAACTACTACTATGCAACAGAGTTGACCGTATTGGTTGATGGGATAAATCTCAATGTAACCGAATATGGAACAATAGATAATGATGGGAATATTGGCACCATTGATATATCTAGATCTGGAAGTGTGGTTAGTTTAAACTTTACCCCACATCCAACAATCAAGCCAGTCACTGTACGTTACGCACGTATAGGACTTAAGGCATAAAAGGAGAAGATAAGCAATGGCAACAGTAACAAAAAATTTCAAAGTAAAGAGTGGTTTAGTAGTAGAAGGTACCACAGGTACTATTAACAACTATGACATTCTTACAAAAAAACAAGATGATCAAGATTATCTTATTGATCTTATTGAAGGTGCTGCTACCTCAGCAAGCACTGCTTTAAAAGTAGTAATACGTGATGCAAATGGAGATTTTGCTGCAAGAGAAATCTCAGCAGATCTTATAGGAGACGTTCTTGGTCAAGTATCAGATATCTCTAATCACGATACTGATGATTTAACAGAAGGTTCAACAAATCAATACTTTACAGCACAACGTGTAAAGAATGTTTTGACTGGATCAACACAAACTAATATTTCTATAACAGAAGTTGATGGAGACTTACACATCACTGCAGAAAACGGTGTGGACGATTCTACAACTGATGATTTAGAAGAAGGCACAACAAACAAGTACTTTACAGAACAACGTGTTCGAGATACACTTACAGGTGGAGATGGAATTTCATTTAATGATACAACTGGAGATATATCTGCTGATGTGTCTGGTGGTCTTCATATTGATGCTGCACAAATTAAAATTGATCGTACAACAGTAGATACTTGGTATGATGCAAACGGAGCAGCAAGCGATGTTGCTGGAGATCTTTCAACACACGAAGGTTTAACTTCTGGAGTACACGGAGTAACTGGTTCAGTAGTTGGAACAACTGATACACAAGATCTTTCAAATAAAAGATTTATTGATACAACATATTTTACAGATGGTGTAACAGTAAATGATGAAGGACAAATTTCTATTCTTTCTCCAAACCATGAGTTTGAGATTAAGGCTAATTATGGAGATCTTGATCTTAAAACAGTAGCGTCTGGTGCTGATGTTAAAATTATTTCAGATAGTGGAGATATAATCCTTGATGCAGATGGAAATTCATACATTGGTGGATCATCAGCAGGTAACGAGATTGCAACTCACTCATATGTAGATAACGCAATTTCTGGTCTTGACTGGAAGAATGCAGTACACGTAAAGATTGATTCAAACATTAGCGATCTTTTAGATGCCGCTGGAACATACGATGGACATGTTCTTACTACAGCAGATGCTGGACTTAGAGTACTTCTTGTAGGGCAGACAACAGGATCACAAAATGGTATCTATGTTATTTCTAACGTTGATGGGGATGTAGTTTTAACTCGTTCAGCAGATGCAGATGTATACACAGAACTTCTTGGTGCAGCAGTTTATGTTGCAGAAGGAGACCAATATGGTGCAACTTCTTGGGTACAAAGCAATGCTTACCTAACTGATTTTACAGCACAAAACTGGACACAGTTCTCTGGTTCAGGTTCTGTAACAGCAGGATCAGGCATTACAGTAGATGGTCTAGAAGTTTCAGTAGATCGTACAACTGTTGATACTTGGTACGAACCAGCAGGTGCTATTTCAACACATGCTGATTTAACTTCAACACACGGAGTTTCTGGTAATATTGTTGGAACATCAGATACTCAAAGTCTTTCCAATAAAACAATTACAGATTCACTTCATTTTCAAGATGGCATAAATAATTATTCTGCAATTTATGCAAATGCAGATAATTTAAAAATTGATGGTAGTGATGATATAGTACTAACTACTAATAATGGCGACATTATTCTTAATGCAGATGGTACTTCATACCTTGGATCAGCAGCATCTGGAAATGAAATTGCAACTCAGCAATATGTAGATGACCAAGATACTGATGATGTAGCAGAAGGTACAACAAATCAATATTTCACAGCACAAAGAGTTAGAGACGTATTAACTGGTTCAACCCAAACAAACATCTCTATCACTGAAGTTTCTGGTGAATTGATCATTACTGCAGAAAACGGAGTAGAAGACTCTACTACAGATGATTTAGACGAAGGTACAAATAATCAATATTTTACCGATGCTCGTGCTAAAGGTTCTGCAGCAGATTTGTTAACAAATGCAACACTAACAAACATTACAATCACAGGCTCAGGTTCAGGACTTACTATTACCGCAGAAAATGGTGTAGCAGATTCTGATACAGATGATCTAACTGAAGGAACAACAAACCTTTACTTCACAGATCAACGTGCAGTAGATGCTCTTGAAGCAGTAGTTCCTAATTTCACTGAAATTGATGTTAATAGTGTTGCTAGACAAGTTGCAGCAACAGTAGAAGTTGCAACAGCAAGCACAATTACAGCATTCGATTGGGCAAAAGCATCATTTCGCTCAGCAGAATTTTTAGTAAAGGTTGCTTATAGCACGCACACAGAAATATCAAAAGTTATGTTAACTCTTGATACTTCAGACAACATAGCAATTACAGAGTACGCAATTGTAGGAACAAATGGATCTTCATCCAGCATTTCTGCAGACGTATCTGGAACAGATGTAAGACTAAGAGTAACAACATTAAACAATAACTCAGATGTAACAGTTGTTGGCACATTGTTAGTTTAGTAAATAACTTAAGGAGGCTATAGTTTGACGACTAATAATAAAGACTTTAAAGTCAAAAATGGTCTTCTAGTTACCAATGGCGGATCCTTTGGTGGCAGCGTAGTAGTAGGTACACCTACACAAGATAATCATGCTGCCACTAAAGAATATGTAGATGATACGCTAGTTTCATCTGGTGGAATCCCATATTCAGAAAAGGGTGCTGCTAATGGTGTTGCAACATTAAATGGACTAGTTGTTGTTCCAGATGAGCAAATATCTTCTGACATAGCAAGAATGTCTCAAGTTTCTGCTTCATATAATTATGTTTATCAACAACTTGAAAATGTAAATGAAACGCTTACTCTTAGTGTGTATGATGCAATAAGTAGTTCAAATTTTTATACAGACGAAAGTGTAACAGCATTAGCAAACACAATAGACATTGAACAGATTAATAATAACATTATAGATGGAATAGCAACAAGTGCATCATACACTGATGGTTCAATAGCACTTTATTCAAATTTAGTAAGTGATGAATTTTTTGCTACAAATGCATTAATTAGCAGTGTTTCACAAGATTTATTAGACGTAAGTGCATCACTTTCTTTGTCTATTGAGGAATCTCAAACATCATCTGCTTGTTATGCTTATCAATTAATTTATGCAGAGGCTGAAGCCAGAAATACACAAGTTTTGGGTGCAATAAACACAGCAGCACAAGATTCTTTAGATAAGGTAAATGCTCACAATCTTTTAACAGAAAATGTACACGGAATAGTAAATACAGCAAACTTAGTTACACTTGACGGCACACAAACACTTACAAATAAAACTATACAATCTCCTTTGGGAATAACTAAATCAGATGTTGGTTTAGGTGATGTAGATAATACCTCAGATTTGAATAAGCCAGTATCAACTGCACAACAAAGTGCTTTAGATTTAAAAGCAAACTTAAATGGCCCAACTTTTAGCAATACAGTAACTGTAGACAGTTTTGAAGTAAATGATTACATACATTTGACTCCATCAGCAAGTGCAAATTACCCAACATGGCAAGAAGGTAATTTTTATTATAGTGATGACGAAAAAACATTTATTGGTCAAGGCAGTGGAACAAATTTTGAAATGAGTTTAGGACAAAGAGAGTGGGTAAGGTGTAGAAATTCAACATTAACAACAATTCCTAAAGGTACACCAGTATATATAAATGGAGTACATATTTCTGGAGATCCAGTTTATGGACACTGCCCAACTATTGATATAGGAGACGCAACAGATGGAACTAAAACTAATATTATTGGATTAACTGGTGAAAGTATTAATTCAAACTCATTTGGATATGTTGTTGTTCGTGGATACTTAAAAGGAATAGATACTTCTGCACTCACTAGTGGTGGACGCTTTCATTTAGGTTTTGAATCTCCTGGACAAATAGTTGCAGATGCTCCAGAATACCCGAATTTCCCAACAGACCTTGGAATTTGTTTAACATCAGATGATATTGATGGGAGTGTGTATGTTCATATTGTTGATCATGCTTTTGAAAGAATAAGAGTTATAGATGGTGCATATATTGATGGAGACTTAATAGTTGGTGGAGATTTTACATTAATTGGTTCTCAATCTGAATTACAATTAACTAATCTTTCTGTTTCAAATAATTTTATTTATTTGAATAGTGGAGATACCATTGGAGCATTAGGAACTACTTTCTCTGGAACTGGTGTAGATGATGCAACACTTGTTGGTCATTATGATGGAACAACAACTAAAACTTTTAAAGTTAAGATTACAATAAACGGTAGTGGAAGCAATCCAGATTCATTTAGATGGTCAGTAGATAACTTTGTAACAAACAATGGTTCAGATATTTTAATTGAGCCAGGAGTAGAGTACGCACTTAGTGACGGTATTAAAGTTTCTTTTATAGAAGATCACGGACATATTCTTGATGATATTTGGTCTGGTACAGCATCTCCAGTTAATTTAGACATCGCTTTTATTGGCAATAGAAATACTGGTAATACTGGCACTGGATATACACATCTTGGAATGTTTTTTGATGTTAGTGATGACAAGTTTAAATTTTTTAAAGAGTATGACCCTGAACCTACTGGAACAATAAATACAGCAGATGCATCTTTTACATTAGGTACAGTTGTGGCATCTTCTTTTGAAGGTAGTGGAAATAATATAACCGATATTAATGCAAATAATATTACAACTGGAACAATAAGCGAAACAGTAATACCATCATCTATTGCTAGAACAAGTAGTCCTTCATTTACTACCCCTACTCTTGGTGCAGCAAACGCAACAAGCATCACATTTTCTGACGGAACCCAATCATTACAAGGTGTCCCATCATTAACACCAATTATTCAAAAAACAGCAAGTTATACTTTGTCAGCATTAACTGAAAGAGATGATTTGATAGAAATGGGTAGTTCTAGTCCAACTACATTGACTATTCCTCTTAATTCAGCAGTAGCCTTTCCAATTGGAACTTCTCTTGATATTCTTCAAACTGGTACAGGACAGGTAACAATTGATGGAGAAGTTGGAGTAACAATAAATGCTACTCCAGGATTAAAATTAAGAACACAATGGTCTTCGGCAACTATATTTAAAAGAGCAGAAAATACTTGGGTTGCATATGGAGATCTAACTAACTAAGTGTTTGATATAATAAGGTTTAGGGAGAAAAATGGCAGCAGGAAAAAAGGCAGGAAGAAAGTCACAACAGGCTAATGACTTTTTAGCACCAAAAGCACCAACAATTGGTACAGCAACAAACGTTGGAACAGGGCGGGCATATAACAATGGTGCAGCCACAGTAACATTTACAGCAGATCCTACCTATGCAGCAGATTCTTTTACAGTTACATCAACTCCAGGTAGTTTTACAGCAACTGGAGCATCATCTCCAATTACAGTTACAGGTCTACAATCAGATACCACATATACCTTTACAGTAACTGCAACTAATACCTATGGAACATCAGCAGCATCAACAGCATCTAATTCTATTACTTCAACAACAGTTCCAGACAAACCTGGCACGCCAACTGCATCTTCTCCAAACGCAAATGAAGACCAAATTAGTTGGTCAGCACCTGCAAATGGTGGATCAGTAATTACGAATTATTATTGGGAATCAAATGATAGTAAAGCGGGTAATTCTGGAACTTCAACAAGTGCATCATTAGGACAAGAAGCAGGAACCTCTCAAGCATATAGGGTGTATGCTACAAATGCAAATGGAAACTCTGTTTTTTCTGATTATTCTAATACTATAACCACAACATTTTCTTTTGCTCCATTTGGAGTTTTTGGATTCTCTCCTTTTGAAGTATTTAGTTTTGTACCTTTTTCAGTATTTAGTTTTACACCTTTTAAAGTATTTGGTTTTTCTCCATTTTCATTTACACCATTTAAAGTATTTGGTTTTTCTCCATTTAGAGTATTTGGTTTTTCTCCAACAATCAGATGCATAGACCAAGATACTTTAATTCTTACAGTTTCTGGTTGGAAAAAAGCACAAGATATTAGGATTGAAGATAGTTTGTTGTTGCAAACATTTGATAATAAACCAATTGTGGATACTGTAGAAAAATTAAAAGAATGGAAAGTTAAAGATTTAAATAATTTTAAAATAATAGAATCTAGGATAGAAGATATTATTATAACACCAGTTAAAAGAACTGTCATAATTAATAAAGATATAAATAAAAGAATATCAGATTCAGAAGAAATTTTAATATATAGAAATAAAGAATATTTATTTTGTACATCAACAAAACTCATAGTTGGAGATTATTTAGTTACAAATATTAATGGGCTAGAATTTAGATATTTATTAGAAAGTTTTGAGATTATAGAAGAAGATAGAACAGTATATAGTTATAAATTTAAAGATATAGGATTTATAAACGCATCTGGTATAACAACACATCCAGAATATTATCCAGAATATCTTTAAAATCTATGTGATATAATTCTATGTGATATAATTTATTTAAACAGATAGGAATAAAATGCAAAATAGTTTACCACCAGAAATTCCTGGGATTAAGAGTTCATTAAAGCCACATAAATTTTTTGAAAGATTTTTAAATAATGATCTTGATATTTTATCTCAAGAGTTGTCAGAAAGATATAAAAAAATTGAACAAGTAGAACTAGAGGGTATAACTCCAGTAACAAAAGATGATTTTTGGACCGAGTCTGGAAGTGTTTCTACAGTTAAATGGAGAGAATATAACGTATTTCAATTTCATAGTGTTGGATTGTTTAATTTGTATAAATCAATAAGCGAAATGGCTAAAGAGGCCTGCGAATACTATGAGTTAGATTTTGATAAAGAAAAATTTATGGTTCAGGGATGGTTTAATATTAACTATAATAAAAAAGGAAAACTTAATTGGCATGATCATGGTCATTCAGGAGCACCACATTTTCATGGATATTATTGCGTAAAAGCAGAACCATCAACAACATATTATAAAGTTTTTGGTAAAGATATTATAAATAAAAATATAGATAATCGTGCTATATTTTCAGAAATGGGACATCCACATGCACAAGGAGATTGGAGTTGGGATGGTCCAAGAATAACTGTTGCTTACGATGTTGTTCCACTAAGAGATTTACAACAACTTGGAATGGAAAATGAACAACATTGGATTCCTCTGTTGTGAAAAATAATAGTCAACCACATAAGTTTTTTGAAAAATATTTAAACAATGAACTAAATACTCTTTCTCAATATTTATTAAATGTAGAAAAAGATTTATTTAACGGAATTTATCCAAAAGTTTCTAAAGAGTTTGCAAGTAATATTGGTGGTACGCACAACCTAGGAACTAAGTTTAATATTTTTCAATGCTATAATCCACAAATTCACAAATTATTTTCAGCATTAAGAGATATGACTGTGGAAGCATGTGTTTATTATGGTATTGACTATAAAAAACAAGCCTATATGGTACAAGGATGGTTTAATACCGACGGTATTGCTGAACCACCAGTAGATGAATCAAGTCATTATCATGATCACTTAGGAGGAACTGGTGCTCCTAATTTTCACGGATACTACTGTGTAGATGCTGAGCCATCGGTTACATATTACAAAATAGGTGGGCAAGACAAGCCTGTAATTGAAAACATTAATAAAAACAATAGGGCTATTTTGTCTGAAACTGGTCATCCTCATGGAATAGGTCCTTGGTTATTTGATAAACCAAGAATAACAATTGCTTATGACATATCTCCAATGATGTATATGGATGGAGATGAATTACAGCATTGGGTTCCATTACCTTGAGTAAAATACTTTGTTTTATTTTTGGACATAAAATAAATTCAATTACATGTCCTTATACTAAAAATACATATACATTATGTGAACGTTGTAGTTCAAAACCACATACAGCAATGTCATTTCACTAACGCACAAGTTAAACATGGGGAGAGTTTTTAAAATTAAAAAACTCTGTTATACTTAGTACTTATTCAATTTCATTTAATAGGAGAAAATCAATGTCAGACTTTTTTAGTTTTAAACTTCCAGAGGATTTTGTAGCAAAGTATACAACCATGGATAGTCCATTTGGATTTAACGATGCTGGAAACAACTCACTAGGTGAGATTACTTTTATAAGAACATATTCTCGTGTTAAAGAAGATGGTACTAAAGAAAGATGGTACGAAGTTTGTAAGCGTGTAATTGAAGGTATGTATTCAGTGCAAAAAAATCATGCAAAAGAAAACAGATTGCCATGGAATGACTATAAGGCTCAAAAGTCTGCTCAAGAAGCATTTGACCGTATGTTTAATCTTAAATGGACACCACCAGGTCGTGGCATGTGGGCATTTGGAACCCCTATGACAATGGAAAAAAGGAACTCTGCAGCCCTTCAAAACTGTGCCATGGTATCTACCAAGGATCTAGATAGAAACGATCCAGGAGCCCTGTTTGCGTGGGTTATGGACGCCCTTATGCTAGGTATTGGAGTTGGTTTTGATACCGTTGGACAAGACAAAGAATTTTCTATATACACACCATCAGAAGTTGAATCGGTTTATGAAATTCCAGATACTAGAGAGGGATGGGTAGAGTCTGTTAGATTATTGTTAAACTCATATCTCAGACAAGGCCAATCAAAACAAAAATTTAATTATGATTTAATAAGACCATTTGGTGCCCCCATTAAAGGTTTTGGCGGTACAGCATCAGGACCAGATCCATTAATAAAATTACATAATCAAATTGATAACGTTATAGGCAATAGAACAGGAGAGAAACTTGATTCTAGAGCAATAGTAGATGTTATTAACTTAATTGGAACTTGTGTCGTTGCAGGAAATGTTCGTAGATCAGCAACACTAGCATTAGGTTCTGCCGAAGACAAAGACTTTATTAATTTAAAAAATCCAGAGGTTTTTCCAGAAAGAAATTCATTTGATTCAGATAATCCAGGTTGGGCTTGGATGTCTAATAACTCTATTTCTGCAACTGTTGGAACCAAGTACGAAGACTATGTAGATTTAATTGTAAATAACGGAGAGCCAGGTTTTATATGGTTAGATGTTGCCAGAAACTACGGCAGATTAAAAGATCCAGCAGATAACAAAGATTATAGAGTTATGGGATTTAATCCATGTGCAGAACAACCATTAGAGTCTTATGAATTGTGTACACTGGTTGAAGTTCATTTAAATAGACATGAAGATAAAGAAGACTTTTTAAGAACATTAAAGTTTGCATACTTATATGGAAAAACAGTTACACTAGTTCCAACTCATTGGCAACAAACAAATGGTATCATGCAAAGAAACAGAAGAATCGGAACTTCTTTAACTGGAATTGCTTCTTTTTCAGATAAACACGGTTTGCCAACAGTTCGTGAATGGATGGATGAAGGATATTTAAATATTAAAAAATATGATCATCAATATTCAGAATGGCTTTGTGTTCGCGAATCAATCAGAGTTACAACAGTGAAACCTTCTGGTAGCGTAAGTATTCTTTCTGGAGCAACTCCAGGAGTTCATTGGGGTCCAGGTGGAAGATTCTTTATAAGAGCAATTAGATTTGGTGAAAATGATCCTATGGTTCATTTATTTAAGGCTGCTGGATATAAGATAGAAGATGACGTTGTTTCTGCAAATACAAAGGTTGTTTATTTTCCAATTGCTTCTGAGCACCAAAGGGCTGAAAAAGATGTTTCACTTTTTGAAAAAATTGCTCTTGCAGCAACTGCTCAAAAATATTGGTCAGACAATGGCGTATCAGTAACGTTGTCTTTTGACAAAGAAACAGAGTCTAAATATGTTGCTCCAGCATTACACATGTATGAGGGACAATTGAAGGCAGTATCATTTTTGCCTATGGGAAACACGGTATATCCACAACAACCATATACAGAAATTACTGAAGAAGAGTATAATAGTTATGTAGGAAAGATTGGTAAGATTAACTGGGATGCTATCTATGATGGAGTAAAAAATCTAGAAGCACAAGGTGAGTCATACTGCACCACTGATGTTTGTGAAATAAAGATAGGTTAATATGGAAGACTTTAAGTCTCAAATTAAGTATGTTGAGGGATTTATGGATCCCAGTGAAGCAGAATTAATAACTCAATATGCCAAAAAACACTCTGAATTGTTTTCTAATTATGGAAACAATGAACAAGAATTTACAGTTCATACATACCACGAAATAGGTGGTTTAGATGAAAACATTCTTAATGTTATACAAAATACTGCACATAAAGTATATGATTTTGTTATAAATAACTATGAATATAGTTTTGAACCGTTTATTGATGAAAAAACACATATTGCTAAATTTGTTGAAGGTGCAGGAATGCACGAACACTTTGATTCATCTAGACCAAAAGACATAGCAACACTAGTTTATTTAAATAATGAATATGAGGGTGGAGACATATATTTTCCAGAATACAACATGTCCTTTAAGCCAAATCCTGGAGACCTTTTATGTTTTCCAGATAATCCAAACTTTATTCACGGAGTTAAGCAAATATCAAAGGGTGTTAGGTTTACGTTACCACGCTGGTTTACACGTATTTTATGATAAAATAGATTAGGAGAACAATGTATAACCCATCCAATCTATATGCTGAAAAAATATTTTCTGAACATCCAACTGCTCTTTGGGCTTTAGACGATAACTCAGACTATATCAGCCTTATAAATGATGTAGATAGAAATATATCTTTATGGGATTTATCAGAATGTACAGCATCTATATCTTCTACGGTATCTGATCAACCATTTATAGATAATGCCAGATATGTTATTCAAGGTATTCCTTCAGAAACAGAAAGTAAAACTGCTACTTTAATAAGCAATAATTTATTTAATTTTGACTCACTTAATCAAGACTATGATTCTTTTTCCATAGGGTGTTACTTTTATTCTGAAAGTTTATACTTAAACTCTATTTCTATTGGTTATGAATATACAGATGTCAACAGTAGCACAATAATTCAAAATTTAAAAAATGTACCAATTACTGTAAATGAAAAATGGATGTTTTTATCAGAAACATTTCCAATTATTCAACAAAGTACAAATATTAGGGTTGTTATAAAAATTGGATATTCTCCTAGTTTAGAACTTCAAGATCAATATCAATTTTTTATTAATGGATTAAGCATTGGCCAATGGTCAGAAGAGTTTAATTCACAATCACTTGGATTAGAACTTTCAAATGTTTCATCTTCAATAGCATTAGAGTCTTCTTATGGCATTGAAGCAAAAAGTTATGGTTCAAATACTAATGTTGGATATTATTTATCTAATAATAATTTTTTAACAGCAAAAAATTTTGGAGTACCTTTAGTATATGGTGCATACAACACAACACACTTATATCCTAATAAAAATATAGACAATAGCGTAAAGCCATCATTAATTATTCCAGGTCTTGGATTTTTAAATGAAGTTGGTAAATATCAAGATTATACTTTTGAGATGTGGGCAAAAATTACCAATTTTTCAAAAGAAAATAAAAAAATATTTGGACCAATATCTTCTAGTGATGGTTTGTATGTTGAAGATTCTTTTTTAACTTTAGTTGTTGGAAATAATTTTAAGTCTGCATATATTAATGAGTGGTCAAAGCCAATGTTAATTCAAATTACTTATTCGATTAATCAAATAGCATTAATCATAAATGGAGAAAATGTTTTTACAATTTCATTTGATGGTTCTTTGCTTAACTTACCAAAAGAATATTCAGAAACAAATAAAAATCAAGACTGGTTAGGGTTTTATTGTTATGAAGATGTCTTACCTATAGAGTTAGACTGTATTGCTATTTATCCATATGTTGTTCCAGAGGTTGTTGCTAAAAAAAGATGGGTATATGGTCAAGCAGTTTCATCTGTAGAAAGTATAGATAGTTCTTACAATGGAACTTCTGCACAAATGGACTATACTTTTTCTAATTATGCAGTTAATTATTCGTATCCAAATATAGGAAGTTGGGGTCAAGCAAAAATAGATAACTTGGTTGGAGATAGATCATCTTTGCACACTCCAGAATATATTTTACCAGAAATATTTTTAGACAACGGAACTACAGATCAGTTATACTCTGAATGCAAAAACATACAAAATGAAGATACTTTGTTTTTTACATTAAAACCAGACACAGATTTTAATGGTATATTAAAATATAGTTCATATAATGTTTTAATAGATAAAATAAGTTGCATATACGGAGTATTTGAAGTGAATGAGTTTTCAAATACTACTGAAACCTTATTGTTAATAAAAAATAAAATAAACTCTGATTACTTTTCTATAACATTAAATGGATCATCAGTATATTATAAAATTATGTTGAATGGTTTAGAAACAATATTGCATGAAGAAGAATATTCTTATGAAAAATTTCAGATAGGAATAAATATAGATAGACTTATTCTTAGTTTTGGAAAAAACGTTGCTGCATTTTTTGGAAATACAAGTTCTCTTGAAATAATGTTACTTAATGATGATAGTTTAAATTCATGTTATTCAGGAAAAGTTTATAGTTTTGGATTTTCTACTAAACTTGGTTTTGAAAAAATTGCTATTCATTTTAATGATAATGGCATAGTAAAATTAGGAAACGAGTTAATTAATCACATAGCCAGTTATACTTTTTTGCCAAAAATAAATTATGACAGATATTATTTAGACATAGGTGTTGAGGGGTATTGGGAAGACTACGTTCCATTAAAATATTTTGCTAAATATACAACAAATTATTCTAATGAAAAAAAATATGATTTGGATTATCTTCAATTTAATCTAGATTATCCATCTCCGTCTAAATTTCAATCAAGTACAGAAGTAGAAAATTGGACATATGGAGATTTAAATGATTTTTTTTCAGTTCCCATTGCTAGAACTTATGAATATCTTGATAATTCTGTATATACTGGATATAAAAGTTATGATGATTTATCATATAATAGATCAAGTCTTCAGTATGAATATGATACAAGAGAGTCAATAGTTAAAGCATATATTTCCTTTCAGTTTATAAAAGACGGTTTAAACAAAGACATCAACTCTTTTACTAATATTGCTCCAGCACTTAAAAATGGATTAATTAATATAGACAATTATGAAGATTGGCAAAATACTTTATTTGAAGTAGTTAACGATAGTATTATTTATCCACCTTCAAATGTTGACTTTAATGACTTGGCAATTGTTGTTGCATTAAAGTTTACCCATCCTGGAATTATTGAAAAAGAATTAAAATTAAAGTCTTTAGAGTTGTCATCTCAATCTTTTGATGAAAATAGTCCAAGTGTAATTGGTACAAGATCTGGAACAAAATTGTATCCATATGTAAAAAATGGTTTGTATTATAATTATAAAAGTAAAAATCCCATAAGCGTTTATAAAAAAAGTACTCCATATTTATTTTTATCTAGATATAGTGGAATATCTTTAAGGGGGTCTATAGACCCATTTGTTGATAGAGGGATTGGGATAATAATAAATGAAAATAAAACATCTAATTATTTAATAAACAATGTTCAGTTGGCAGTAAGATATGATGAGGATTTTTTTAATCCAACTCCAACTCCAATTTTTGAGATAGTTTTAGAAAATTATAATATAAATTTTTACATGATTGCTAATAGTCCTAATGCAGATCGTGCAAAAATATATGCAGTAAATTCAAAAACTGGAAAATTAGAAAACGGTATATCTTATTATTTAAATGGTATTTTGGTATCAAATCCAATTATTACTAAAAAATATTGGAACTTTATAAGTTTGTCGTTTGCAAATCCATTAAAATTTAATTCATTTTCTGGATCTATTAATTTAAAAAATGGATTAACTTTTAATAATATATCTTATTATAAGATTTCATCTTTAAAACAAAGACAGTCCTTTTCTACTAGAGTTTGGGACAACGTAAAGCAACAATACGTTATAGGAAGTCCAACTCCAGTATCTTTTGATTGGCAATATTGGGATTCCTCTTATCTATGGTATGGGGTTTTAGTAAGAAATAGTAGTTATGATTATGGAACAACTCCATCCGACATTTATAAAACCTATATGGGAACAAATAAAATAATTGTTGGAAACGAGGGAGAAAAATCATTTACGGTAGGTTCTAATGAGGTTAATGTATATACTGGATCATCTTGGCAACAATATGTTGTATCGGCAACATAATATGGTATACTTGTGGTTATGAATAGTAATAATATAAACAAAAATGGTAAACCACGCATGAAAGGCCAAATTGGCGATTCTAAAATAACAATGATTGAAAAAAATTATAATTGGGGTATATACGTTTGGAAAAAGGCTAATGGCAGATGGTTTACTGATGGAAGTGGTAATATATTAAATATACCAGCAATGAAAAATGATATTGCCGCACTAGCAGAAATAAAAAAAGCAGCAGCATATTATGGAGAACCAGACGGAGAACCTGTATTTTTTCCAGGTATGGGAAGGGTTTCAGACGAAGAGTATTCTGAACAATTGGATAGAATGAAGTCAGGTTTAATTCCTAACTTAAACGATCTTGGTGCAGTCGCAGCAGCAAAAGCAACAATTGCTAAATATGGTGATGAAGAATAATGAGTGAAGATTTTGATTATATTATTGGTGCAAGAATAGATGAAAATCAACAATCTCCAAATGCTTTTGCCAACTCAGATCCATTTAGTAAAAACTGGGAAGAGTTAAAAAACTATTCTGGTTTAGATAATAATTTTAAACGTCGTGCAGCAAGAATGTCTAAAGCATTGGTAGATACAACCCAACAATCTTATATTGATAGTTCTATAGCGGTTCCACAAGGTCTTGATGGTGCTCGCTCTAATCAGATAAATCCTGGTAACGTTTTTAGAAATGGTTATGGACTATTTGACGTAATCACTCCGCCATGGAATGTTTATGAACTAGCCAATTACTATGACACATCTTTTGCAAATCACGCAGCCATTGATGCTAAGGTTGAAAATATTGTAGGTTTGGGATATGATTTTGATGTATCAAAAAGAACAATGCTTAAATTAGAAGGATCTTCTGATGATGCAGCGGTAAGTCGTGCAAGAAATAGAATTGAAAGAGCCAAAATTGAATTGCGTGATTGGTTAGAAAGTTTAAACGGAGATGATTCTTTTACCACAACAATGGAAAAGATATACACAGATGTTCAGGCTATTGGTAATGGATATATGGAAATTGGTAGAACCACTCGTGGTGAAATTGGATACGTTGGTCATATTCCAGCAACCACAATGCGTTGTCGTAGATTAAGAGATGGGTATGTACAGGTTATTGCAAATAAAGTTGTTTACTTTAGAAATTTTGGTGCAACAAACGCTAACCCAGTAACCGCAGACCCAAGGCCAAATGAAATTATTCATTTTAAACAATACTCGCCACTAAATACCTTTTATGGAGTACCAGATATTATTTCAGCAATATCTTCGTTACAGGGTGATCAATTAGCATCACAATATAACATAGACTACTTTGGCAATAAAGCAGTTCCAAGATATGTGGTAACCATGAAAGGTGCCAAACTATCTGCAGATGCAGAAGACAAGATGTTTAGATTTTTACAAACTGGATTAAAGGGTCAGAACCATAGAACTTTATACATACCTCTTCCTGGAGATACAGAAAATAATAAGGTAGAGTTCAAGATGGAGCCTATTGAATCTGGTGTACAAGAAGGATCATTTAAAGAATACAGAAAACAAAATCGTGATGATATTTTGGTAGCACATCAAGTACCACTTTCAAAACTGGGTGGCTCAGACTCAGGTGCAATCGCAGCAGCCCTGGCTCAAGATAGAACATTTAAAGAGCAAGTAGCCAGACCAGCACAGGCTCAACTAGAAAAACAAATCAATAAGATTATACGTGAAAAGCAAGATATCTTAGAGTTTAAGTTTAACGAATTGACATTGACAGACGAAATAGCACAGTCACAAATTCTTGAACGATATGTAAAAACACAGATTATGATGCCTAATGAAGCAAGAGTTGCACTGGGTCTTCCACAAAGAGACGGTGGAGACGAACCATTTGTAGCCAAACCAGAGACAATGAATAATGATGCTAATCGTGCAAGAGATGGCGAAAGACTTAATAATCAGTCCGATGGATCTGCAACTGTAAGTGGTAGAAACCCAAAGGGCGAGGGTAGATCTTCAACCTAGTTACACTGTTTATAACATGTTTATAACTTGTGTATAAAAGGGCTCTATAATGTATAGTACGATGTCTATATTAAAAGCCCAATGGAATACAGAAGGTGAAAATGTTCGCCTTTCTATGCCTTTTAGTAAGGTTGATAAAGAACGCCGCATTGTTTCAGGTTTTGCCTCATTAGATAACGTAGATCGTCAAATGGACATTGTAACTACAGAAGCCAGCATGAAGGCATTTGAAAATTTTAGAGGCAACATAAGAGAGATGCATCAACCATTAGCAGTAGGCAAAATGGTTTCATTTAAACAAGATAAATATTTTGATTCAGAATCAAAGAAATTTTATAACGGTGTTTTTGTTTCCGCATATGTTTCAAAGGGTGCCCAAAACACATGGGAAAAGGTTTTGGATGGTACATTAACAGGTTTTTCTATTGGTGGCAAAATGAATAAATGGGATGATGCTTTTGATGAGAAGTTAGATTCTCAAATTAGAATTATTAAAGATTATGATCTTGTTGAATTAAGTTTGGTTGATTCTCCAGCAAATCAGTTTGCAAACATTGTGTCTGTTGAAAAGGTAGATGGAGTTGCAGTAATTAAGGGTGACAATACAACCCTAGAAAATGTTTTTTGGGATTCAGAAACTGGAATTGTTATGGTTTCAGAAAATGAAACAGAGTTTAGTCCCACCACTGGAAATGAAATGAAAAATATAGGATTCGTTGAAAAAACGGATAACGAAAAAGTTAATATGATAAAGTTCTTAGTTGATAGTGCTAAAGGCATTAATACTTCTAAGATTACTAAGGAGGTAAGTCCTATGACAAAGTCAACTAAAAAATCAGTATCAGAGATTGTTGAAAAATCTGATGTTGAAGTTGAAAATGTTGAGGTTGCTCCAGAGGCAGATGCCGTAGTTGATGCTCCAGTTGCAGAAGAAGTTGTTGCAGAAGATGCACCAGCAGCAGACGTAGTTGCAGAAGATGCACCAGCAGCAGAAGCAGTTGTAGATGCTGAAAAAGCAGATACAGTAGAGTCAGTAGCAGAAGTTGCTGAAGAAGTTTCTACAGAAGTATCTAAATCAGACGAAGTTATTGTTGAGGCAGTAACTGAAGTTAAGAATACTCTTACATCAGCCTTTAGCGATCTAATTGCAACAGTAAAGTCTTTACAGACAGAAGTTGCAGATTTAAATAAAGCACTTGGAGATGTGAAATCACAAGTAGCACAAACACAAAATGCACTAGTTGAAACAAATGGTGCAGTAAATGATTTTGGAAAGAGAATGGAATCAGTAGAATCTGATACCGCTTTCCGAAAGTCTGGCGATCTCGGTGAGATCGTACAGTTACAACCAGAAATGGTTGAAAAATCCCTATGGGGCGGACGTTTCCTCAAAACAGCCGATCTATTTAAGTAAGAAATCACTTGGAGGTGAAATATATGTCGGAAGAAATTATTAAAAACCAACCTGGCGAAAGCGGACAATTAGGAGGAACAACTCCTGGTCTATTCCAAGGTCAAGGTGCATTTGCATCAGGATCTGATTCAGCCAGTAATGTTCCAGGTAACTATAGCAATGGTGGCGAATTAGGAAATATTCCTAATGCAATATCAGGAATCACATCTGGTCCAAACGCAGTAAACCCTTCAGGTGATACTGGAAGCGGTATCTTACGCCCTGAACAAGCACGTCGTTTTATTGACTACGTGTGGGATGCAACTGTATTGGCCCAAGACGGTCGTAGAGTTACAATGAGAGCAAACACAATGGAACTTGAAAAAGTTAACGTTGGTGAACGTGTTATTCGTGCAGCAGCACAAGCAGTTGGCGATTACACAAACGCAGGTGCAACATTCTCAAAAGTTGAATTGACTACAAAGAAAATTCGCTTAGATTGGGAAGTTTCATCAGAAGCATTAGAAGACAATATTGAAGGTGCAGCATTGGAAGATCATATCGTAAGATTGATGACTAATGCTTTCGGTAACGATATCGAAGACCTTGCAATCAATGGTGTAGGTTCAGGTAGCAATGCCTTTACATCCATCATGGCAGGTTTTGTGCATAATGCAAAAGCCGTTGGATCTGGTGCTCACGAAGCATCAGTTTCAGTGTCTGGAGATGCTTGGACAACAGGAGTTATGCAAGACATAATCTTGGCAATGCCACGTAAATACCGTGCACTTAAGAATAATCTTAAGTTCTACGCAGGTACTGACGCATTCCAAGGTATTGTTAAGAATAACGGTACTCTTGCTGATGCAATTGCTGAATCATTTGGTTCATTAATTCCAGGAAGTACACAAGCAAACCGTCAAACATACCTTGATGGTGCAGGACAAACATTCGGCGGTGCACGTTCAACGCGTGTATTGGGAATCGATGTTCAAGAAGTTCCTTACTACCCTGCAGGATATGTCGATTTGACATTCCCACAGAACCGTGTATGGGGTTTCCAACGCGACATCACAGTTAACCGTGAATATAAGCCAAAGAAAGATACTGTAGAATACACAGTATTTGTTCGCTTTGGTATTCAATGGGAAGAACTGGATGCAGTTGCTTACGCACAAGCATAATTTATAGTGCATGTTTAAAGGGAGTAGGATTAATTTCTTACTCCCTTTAATATTTAATAAAATGATATAATATTTAAAGGAGAGCCCAATGTTTGATTTACAAAATACAAGTTCACAAGATACTTTTAAAAAGGTAACAGAAAAACAAGCCTTGGGGTATACACATAATGGAATTATTGGTACAACTGTACAAGAATTTAAAAAAATAGAAGATATACAATCAGAACATCCAAAATTAAAAAAAGTAGCAATTAGATCTGCAGATAATATTTATTGGGGTGGGGTTGGCTCTGTAAAAATTGGTATTAATTTTGTAACAGAGGAACAAGCAGAAAAATGGCTAACTAAACAAAACATCACTCTTCTAACGCCAGAAGAGGTAGCAAGGGAGTTTAACTTATAAATGGAAGCCTTAAGAGTACCACCATATCCAATTGTTTTAAAATTTGATGTTCCAACAAGTGGAGATATCTACACTCTTAGATTACAGGATTTGGTGGAACACTTTGTTGAAACATCTGATATAACTTCAGATGAAAACTTACAATTAACATATGTCTTACCATTTTCAAAGGTAGAGTTTGATAGAAGTTATGAAGTCAAAATTTTAAATTCAGATGAAGAAATAATTTTTGAAGACAACTTAGATATAATTAGACCATATACCAATCCAAACAAACTTGGATCAACTGCTTCAGAAATATCAGAAGCAACATACAACGAACTTATTGCAAGATCTATAATCGATTCATTTATTACTGATGGTTTTTATAATAAAAAAATCATATATCAAACAGTTGGAGAAGGACTAGACTATATACCTTTATGGATAAATACATATAAAGTATTAAAAGTTTATGAAAATGATGTATTAGTTTTTGATATAGATGAAGAAGTAAATGAAAAATATTTTAAACTAACACTTGACAATTCTGCAGTTCAAGCATACATACCAGATTCTACAAATTCATGGAATAGGTTAGAAAAAACAATCCCAAATGTTCCAGTTTCTTATGGTGATTTAGGATATTATGGTTGGGATACAGTCACATTCCCTACAGGATACGACTACACATTAGTTTTAGATGCTGGATATAAAACAGTACCGTCAGACATTCAAGCAGCAACAGAAATGCTTATTAATGATATTAAATGTGGAAGACTTGATCAATATAAAAGATATGTTGAAGAATATAGAACAGAACAATATCAAGTTAAGTTTAATGCTAATAAATTGTTTAACGGTACAGGTAATATTATAGTTGATCAAATACTATCAAAATATACTAAGAATATTACTAGATTAGGAATACTATGACATGTTTAGACGACAATTTTTTATATCCAATGACAGCAGAAGTTTACTATTCAAGCGTTGAACAGGGCCAATACGGAAATATAAAAAAACAGTGGTCAAAATATAAAGATACTGCATGTTATTTTGCTGCTGGAGGCATTAAAAATAAAGAAGAGCAACAAACACAAGGTGTAGCAATTTTATTTGATACCATTTTAAGTGGAAGGGTGCCAAACGATATAAGATTTAATGATATGAATAATGGAATTGCATTAACAAATTTACTCATAACTAATATTTTAGATGGAGAAGGCAACCCTATCTATGTTGAAACTGGTGGAGTTCGTGCTGGTAAGTCTACATTATTTGAAATTGCAACTCTTTCACCATATTCTGGATTATTTGGAAAAACAGAATATTATAAAATTATAATTAAAAGGTCTGATAATCAGGCGGTAGATTTATGATAAAGGTTGATAATAGACAATTTAAAAAAGAAATGAACAATATAATAGATTACTCCATTGGATTTTTAGAAGGGGTAAAAGGGGGAAAGACAGCGTTCTTTAATAATCTTGGACGTGAAACTATAAAAACATTAAAAGAATTTATTGATATGAATGCTAGAATAGATCCAGCAATGCTACAACATGTCTATGAATGGTATAGGGTGGGTAGTCCAGATGCAAGGTTGTTTGATATTGATTATACTGTAAGTAATCAGGGTTTATCGATTTATTCTACATTTAGTCAATCTTCAAGTATTAAAAACGGATCAACTACTCCTTTTTATAGTAAGGCAAGAATTATGGAAAAGGGAATACCAGTAACAATAAGACCTAAAAAATCTAACGTGCTAGTATTTGAAGAAAATGGAGAAACAGTATTTACTAGAAATCCAGTTACAGTTAACAACCCTGGAGGAGAAGATGCTCAAGGTGGATTTGAAGAAGTGTTGGACATATTTTTAAATCAATATTTTAAACAATCATTTTTAAAGTCATCTGGATTATCAGATTATATTAAAAATCCAAAAGCATTTAAAACTAATTTAAAAGCAGGTGCCAAGTACGGCAAAGGTTTTGGATATTCAACTGGATATAAGTGGATTGCTAATGCGGTGATTGCATAATGACTGCTACAATACACCATCCACCATCATTAATTAATGCTTATTTACAAAATAAGATTAGTGAGTTTTTTGATCAAGATTTAACTATTCCATTTTTTCCTACTAGTCCAACAGATATAGGTGCTTTAACTGAAACATTTCCAAATTCAACAGGAACTTTTGCTGTATATGACAGAATGTTTAGAATGAATAAAAAAACATTTCCACACATAAACTGTGAACAAATAATGTATTATTTTTATAATTTTGGAGAAAACGCAGTGGAAAGAACTATTGTGGTAAGTCAAAAAATGCAAGATTTGTTAAATCAATTAGATGAGTCTGCTATTGATATAAATAAATGGATAAGAGATAATCAAAACACACTGATACCTGGACCAAATATAGCACTTAAAGATATGTCACTTCCCTTATACTTTCATACTTTCAAAACTTATCAACTTCAAGAAACAAGGGACATCATAGACTTTGGAACAGCAAGAACATATGCTGGAAATAAGATTATTCTTGATTATGATTGGCATAAAGGATAAGAAAATGGTGTTATACTTAACCTTGAGGAAACAACGCTTTACAATTTAATAAAACCCTTTACAAGGAGAGGTGAAATAAATGGCATATAACCGTGGCTCGTCCAATAACATTATAGTTGGTGCAGCAGCATTGTTCACATACAGTGAAGCATTGTCTGGTGCTCCTAGTGCTAGTGGACCACTACCAGCATTTCAAGCAGGAGTTTCATACAAAGATACTTTGTCTGAAGATCTTGACTTTACAAATGTTGGCTATACCAGCAATGGTATTGAATTAACATTTCAACCATCTTTTGGTGAAGTTCAAGTTGATCAAGTTCTTGACGTTGCACGTCTTTTCAAAGACGGCATGCAAGTTTCTTTGGCAACATCTTTTGCAGAAGCAACATTAGAAAACTTATTAGTTTCTCTTGCTGCACAAGATTCTGCATTAGTTACAAACTCACCAAGCGGAATCGACACCCTTGACCTTAACTCAGGAGAATTAGGCGAAGTTCCTCTAGAACGAGGCTTAGTTGCAGTTGGTCCAGGAACAGGTGACCCTTCAATCGATAAAGAACGTATCTATATTGGATACCGTGCTTTGTCAATCGAAAACGTAGTAGCATCCGCAAAACGTGATGCAGCATCTATGTTTGACGTTACCTTCCGTATGTTACCATTAGATAATGGTAAGTATGGAAAGATTGTTGACAGAACATTTTAGTTCAAAATAAATAATAGACTGGCCCATCTAACAAGGTGGGCTTTTCTATTTGATATAATAGTTTTATGGCCACTAAAATTTACAAAGAAGGTATTGTTGAGTTAGTAGACGGTACAAAAATAACAGTAGGTCCAGCAAAAATAAAATATTTAAAAAAAATATTAGATCAGTTTTCATTAATATCTAAGGTTGATGGCGAAGATGAAACTTTAGAAATAGTCTTAGAATGTGTAAGAATATCAATGGAACAGTTTTACCCTCAGTTGTCAAATAGCATAAGGGACATTGAGGATAACTTTGATATTAAACAACTTTATAAAGTTTTAGAATTTTCAGCAGGTATCAAACTAAATGAAGATAAAAAAGACAGTATAGAACAACAAGCAAAATCAGAAAATGACAAAGGATCTAGTTGGGACGATCTAGATCTTGCTAAATTAGAGTCTGAGGTTTTTTTACTAGGTGCTTGGAAAAATTATGAAGAATTAGAGGCATCATTATCTATGCCAGAACTAATCTTAACATTAGAAATAAAAAGAGAGTTAGATCATAATGATAAAAAGTTTTCTGCTGCAATACAAGGAGTAGATATTGACAAAGATAAAAATGATAATGCCTGGGAAGATATGAAAAAAAGAGTATTGTATAAAGGAAAAGATGCTAATGATATAACAAACCTTCGTGGCGTTAAAGCACAAAAAGCAGGGTTTGGAATTGGGAATGGCTTAGACTATGAAGAGATTGTTGGTTAAAATATATCCCTCTTTGTGATATAATTATATCTAACCTTATAAGGAGGAATAAATGGCAACTACTGTTAACGAAGAAAAAACAGTTACGCTTATAGACGGTACAAAGATAAAAGTAAGACCACTGAAAATCTCTCTACTACGTGAATTTATGAAAAAATTTGAAGGTGTAGCGGCAGTTTCAGAAGATAACGAAAAATCAATGAATATATTAATGGAATGTATTCAAATTGCAATGAAACAATACAAGCCAGAACTTGCAGAAAATTTGGCAGCGTTAGAAGAAAATATGGATCTTCCAACGGTATATAAAATTATTGAAGAAGCCTCTGGTGTTAAACTAGCAGATGCTGCACTTCTTAATGCTCTTCCATAAATAAAAAATAAAGAGGTAAGAATGAATGGCTGATGTAGAATCCAATATTAAAATTGGAGTTGATGCTGACGAAGCGTTGCGGCAATTAAAAGCGTTACAGCGTCAACTATCAGCCTTTTATTCTACAATGGCCAAAACTGGGGCCGCAGGTACTGCGGTTTCCCAAAACATGGCACAAAACTTAGTTAATCAGATAAATGCTGGCGGCAAATTCTATGCCGAAATGAAAAAAATAAAAACAACTACAGATACATTTAATGATTCATTAGAAAAAAATAAATTTACAATGGGGCAATACTTTAAGTATGCTGGTGCCTCAACTAAAACTTTTGGTAAGTTATTTAAAACAGAGTTTGATACAATTAATAAAGTTGTAAGAGAAAATGTAAAAACATTACAAACCCAATATATTAAAATGGGTAGAGATGCAAATAGTGCACTTAAGGCAATGTCTATTCGTCCATTAGCATTGGACATGAATGACTATGCAACTAAAACTGCAATGGCTGCACAAAAGCAAGCATTGTTAAATCAACTACTTAGACAGGGATCTACACAGTTATTAAATTTTGGTAAGAATACTCAGTGGGCTGGTAGACAGTTAATGGTTGGTTTTACAATTCCATTAACATATTTTGGATCAGTTGCTGCAAAAACATTTATGGAATTGGAAGAGCAAGCAATAAGATTTAAGCGTGTTTACGGAGACATGTTTACAACTAGTGCTGAAACAACAAAAGCATTAAAAAATGTTCAATTACTAGCAAATGAATTTACTAAATATGGAGTAGCGGTTGCAGATACTATGAAAATGGCTGCAGATGTTGCAGCAACAGGTAAAGTTGGAAATGATTTATTAGTTCAGGTTGCCCAAGCAAATAAACTTGCTGTACTTGGTGGCATTGATCAACAAAAATCTTTGGACACCCTAATTTCTTTAACTTCTACTTTTGGAATTACTGCAGAAAAGACTGCACAACAAATTGACTTCTTAAACGCAGTAGAAAACCAAACAATTCTAAGTATTGATGATTTAACAACAGCAATTCCTAAAGCAGCACCAGTAATTAAGCAACTTGGTGGAGATGTTAAAGACTTAGCATTCTTTATGACTGCTATGCGTGAAGGTGGTATTCAGGCTGGAGAAGGTGCTAACGCATTAAAATCTGGTTTGGCTTCTATTATCAATCCAACCAAAAGAGCATCAGAGTTTCTTGCTGGCTTTGGCATTAATATAAAAGGAATAGTAGATGCAAATCAGGGTAATGTTAAACAACTTGTTGTAGACGTAGCAAGTGCATTAGACACACTAGATCCACTTAATCGTGCTAGAGCAATCGAACAACTATTTGGTAAGTTTCAATTTTCACGTATATCTACGTTATTTCAAAACGTTATTAAAGAAGGTACTCAAGCACAAACTGTTGCTGAGTTAACCACTGCCACCGTAGAAGAACTTGCAATATTGTCTGAACGAGAATTAAATAAAATTTCTGAATCACCAATGTATAAATTTAAAAAGCAAGTTCAAGATCTTAAAACAGCAATAGTTCCAATTGGCGAACAGTTCTTAAAAGCACTTACACCAGTAATAGAGTTTTTTGGTAAACTTTTAAAGCGTTTTGATAATCTTAGCGACGGTACAAAACAGTTTGTAGTATATTTGACAACTTTATTGGCTGGCATAGGTCCAATAGCAATCATGTCATTTGGTTTGTTGGCTAACGGTGTAGCAAACATTATTAAACTTTTTACTGGAGTAAAGTCTGTATTTAATAAGGCTGGAACATCTAGTATGTATCTTGGAGAACAAGTTAATTACTTGACACAAGAACAGTTGGAGGCTGCGGCTGTTGCCTCCTCACTAGATCAAGCACATGCAAACTTAACTCAAAGATTTACTTCAGAAACTCAGGCAGTAAAAGCATTAGCAAGTGCATACAATCAAGCAAACTCTGCTGCAACTAATTTTTCAATAGGAAAAGGTATTGCAAATCAACCAAGAATGGGATTTGCCAAAGGCATCGTAAGTGTGCCAGGACCAAAGGGGGCAGGAGATATAATACCTTCAATGCTTTCTCCAGGAGAAGCAGTTATTCCAGCAGACAAAAATAAAAAATATTCTGGTTTAGTAAAGGGCATTATTGCAGGAAACATACCTGGTTTTGAAAATGGAAATCCTAATGTTGGTGTTTATCCAGAATATGCAATTAGATTACAAAATGCAAGTGAAAACATGAGTCAAAGAGCATCTGGAATTGCTAATGTTGCACAAGTATTATCTCCATTAGCATTAAGGGTTGGAGAAGCAAGAGGTATATCACCTTCAATGTCACAAGTAGGACAAGGAAGTTTTGATCCAATAATGAACGAATATGAATCAATTACTCAAAAATTTGTTGATAGGTTAAATATAGAATTTGATGAAACTTATGCAAGTATACAAGATACTAACGAAAGATTTAAAAAGTCTTGGACTGCTGCAGGAAAGTCAGTAGAATCAGATGTTAATCAAATTACAAAAGATGTTGATAAAGGTGTAGTTAGAAAAACATTTGGACTAGATCCAGACTTTTATGGAACCATATCAACAGATGTAGCAAACAATCGTTCTCGTCGAGGTGCATTCCTTAAGTCATCTGGAGCACCATCATCATACTCAGAACTTAGAAAATCAGCAAAAGCATTATATGGTAGAAGAACTGGAATGGGTGCTGAAAATATGCAAATGGGTCATGTTTATGGACCTACTCAAATGCCAATTAGAGAATTATTAAATAACCCTGGAAAATCAAAACAAGTACAAAACGTAGCCAGACAGTTAGGCGTTAGTGTAGTAGAAGACGTTCTTGTTGGAATTAAACAAGCAGCACAAATTAGTTCACCATCTAAAAAAACTAAAGAATCTGGAAAAGATATGGCAAGAGGTTTTATTTTAGGTGCTCAAGAATATGTAGATGATGCAAGATTTGCTGGACAAAAGTTAGCACTTAGCACTGTTCAAGGTGCTTACAATATGCCACAATCACAACTTTCACAATTAAATAGAGGTGTGGTTGGACCAACAAGTCCATACAATCCAAACAAAGGTGTTATGGATGATAGAAAAACACGAAGATTTAGCACAGGCGGAGTTGCTATGGGAGTTAGCACCCTTGCAATGGGTGCATCAATGCTCCCTGGTCAGGTAGGCGATACTGCTCAAAAACTTATTGGTCCTTTGTTAGCAGCAACATCAATACTATCTATGCTACCTGCAAAATTTGCTGGCATTGCATTAGTTCTAGCAGGATTGGGTGCTGCAATTTACTCAGTTAAAAAAGCATTTAATTCGGCACAAGATGCAGCACTTAAGTTGGGAGAATCACTTGGTTCTGGCAAAAAAGCAATGGATGAATTTGCTAAATTTTCTGGCAAAGTAACAGCAACTGAAATTATGGATAGAAGACGTCAAAACTTACTAAGTCCATTTCAAATACAAACTGGTAAAACTACCTTTGGTCAAAGTTTTGTTCAATCAGACTTAGGAAAACAATTAATCAAATCTATTGGAGAATCAATAAAAACAAGTGGACGTTCAGGAGCACAGTCACAACTTGTAAATCAATTAGCAACAGCAGTTTCTTCTGGAGCATTAACTGCAGCCCAAGCAAGAAGTGTTGCACAAAATATAGCACAAGAACTTGGAGATTATTCTTTTGGCATACAGGTTAATGCAAAAGTAATTGATTTGATTGGACCAAATGGTGAAAACTTAAATAAAGATCCTTTGGCAGTAAGAATAAAAATGATAGATGAAACAAGAAAGACAATGGGAACTGCAAATAGAATGTTAGGTAGCAATGGTGTTCCAAAGACTTCTGATTACGGAAAAAGTGCTTTGTATGGTGTAGGTGGAGGAATTGCTGGTGGTCTTGCAACTGGCTTAACATTGGGTGCAGCAACTGGATCATTTGTTCCAGGAATTGGTACAGCAATTGGTGCAGGTGTTGGAATGGTTGCTGGTGGAATTTATGCAATGAAAGACAGACAAAAAAGACTTGGAGAAGCATCAGGTGCATCTATTGCAATACAAAAAATAGCAGTAGAGCAACAGCAACAGTTGATGGACTCATTAGATTTAGAGTATGAAAAAAGAATTGAATCTGCTCGTGCAATGGGGGATACTATAAAAGCAAATGAGTTAATATTAAAACAAGAAGAAGCAAAAGCAGCCATGTTGGAAAAAGGCACGCAATTAACTATGGATATTCAAAACAATTATGCAAACGCTAGTGGTGCAGTTCAAAATGCATTGATGACTGGAGTAGATAAAGCAATAACTGCAAAGTATAAAGGAACAGCATCAGAAGATATTGTTCCACTTGCAACAGATATGATAAGCGGTGCTGGACTAAAAGAAGAACAACAATATACAATAAAGTTTCAGTTAGCAAGTGGTCAAATAGATCCAATGCAAGTAGTATCACTATTTGAACAATTTGGAGAAGATAAAGAAACTCTTTCAAAGGTCATTGATATAACTACAAAATTTGGTGGAAAGTTTGCAGACCAAGCAGTGCAAGTTATATCCGCATTTCAAGATAAAAATGGAGATCCAAACAAGAAAGCACAAACAAAGTTTGTAGCAGACATATCTACAAAGACTCCAAAAGAAGCACAAAAGATGTTGACTTTCTTTGCAGACATTACAAAAACTGGAGAAGTGTTAAATACTGGAATTGCTGTAGAATTTTTACAAAAAAATCCTGAAGTTGCTACTAGACTAGAACAAACAATAGCAGATATAAAAGCACAAAAGGGTAAAATTGATTTAACAATAGCAGCAAGCATACTTGGTGCTGAAGAAATGGAAGCATTAAGGCAAGATCAAGAATATTTTATGAGTCTTCCACCAGAACAACAAAAGATTTATTTACAAACATTGACTACGATGGCAGAAGTAACTGGAAACAATAGTCCAGAATTTTTGGCATGGCAAAGAGCAAACCCAGGTGCATCGCCAGAACAGTATATGATTCAGGGTGCTCAACAAGTAACAAAGGTTAGCGTAGAGGCTGAGGCTGTTAACACAGGTGAATTGGGTGAGGATTTCGGCGGTACAGGACCAACATCATCGCCACTAGATGAACTAGTAAAGAAGATAAGAGAAGTAAGATCTGCTACCCAAGAACTTACAATTGGTTGGGAATCATCAGCATCAGCATTAAAGAATTTAGTTAAACGTGGCATTGAAGGATTTCAAGGTTTGGCACAAAAACTTAGAGGGCAGGGGGCATCACAAAGCGTTATCGATTTTATTACTGGATTGTCTCCAGATGATTATGATAAATATAAAGGTTTGTTTAAGGATATAGAAACATTACAAAAGGTTATTGATGCAATTGCCATTGGAGAATATCAAAATCAACAAGAAAAGAATATTGCAGATGCTAAAAACCAAGCCTTAGCATTTGAAAAATTAACAGCAGCGGGAATGGATGTTTCAAGTGCATATGATGCAGTTCAAGATTCAGCATTTGCTTCATCAGTAGCAACTAATAAACTTGGAAAAGATATGCAAAAGATTATTGATATAACTAATAAATCTAATCTTGAAAAACTAAGGACATTCTTTAAATTTGGAGAATATGCACAAGCGTTTGATCCTGGATATGATGCTGCCAATAAATTCTTTGATGTTCAAGAAAAATTAATAAAAATGCAAAGAAGGGCAGAAACAAGCAAACAAGAATTAATAATTAAAAATGCAGAAGAACAAATAAAATCCGCACAAAATATCATAGATACAAATAATTATCAAATTAGTAGATATGAGGATGGATTAAAAACTATTGATGATCAAGCAGAAAAGATAAACGAAAGATATGAAAAGCAGTTTGAATCATTAGATAAGATTAATAAAATCAACGAAGTTATTGCAAGACAAGAACAAGGAAGACTTTCAGTTGCTCAGGCATTATCACAAGGAGATATTTTTGCTGCTGCAAGAGCAGTTCAAGAACTTCGTGCACAAAGTGCTCAAGATGCAATTACTCAACAAAGAGCAGGAATGGAAGCAGCAAGAGATGCTCAAATTAACAGACTTACTGCTGGTGGATTAACAAGAGATCAACTAGAAGCAAAAGTAAATGCAATAAAAAAACAAAATTATAGAATTGAACAAGACACAATTGCACCATTACAAGAGCAAGCAAGATTAGCACAAGTACAACTAGATACAATTAACAAACAAATTGAAAAGCAGGTAGAAGGACTAACCATTGCTGGAATGACTAAACAACAATGGGAAGATCAAAAAGTACGAATTGATGTAGCAACAACTGCTTCAGGAAAATATAACAAAGTATTGCAAGACTCTTTGACAACCATAACTGAAATTGATGCTATGTGGACTAGAGTTATAGAACAACTTGCGAGATACTCTGGCACAACCATTCCAGGACCTCCTGCTGATACTGGGCCGCCCCCACCACCAGTAGATACAAAACTAGATCCTAAAAAAATAGATCCTAAAAAACTAGATCCTAAAAAAACTCAAACATCGAATATCTACGCTTATGCCTATACTCCAAACTTTTATGCTCCAGTAAAAACAAGCGGCTCTAGTACTTTAGGAAAAACAAGCGGCCTTAATATTTTAGGAAAACCAAACAGCCTTACTACGTTGGGTGCTACGTTGGGTAGTAAAATTAAAAATAAATATTTTGCTTCAGGTGGTTTTGCCGTTGGCACAGATACCGTTCCAGCAATGTTAACTCCTGGAGAGTTTATTGTAAGTAAGTATGGTGTAGATAAATTTGGAGTAGATAATCTAAGGGCAATTAATAAAGGCGAAGCCCCTATGTCTTCTTCAGTGTATAATTATAATCTGAATGTTAATGTTAAATCTGATGCAAATCCTAACGAAATTGCTAGAACGGTAATGATGCAGATTAAACAAATAGATTCTCAAAGAATCAAGGGGAATAGAATATAATGGCTAATTTAGTATATATGAATAATAGAAAAAAATACTACAGACCACAGGCTGTTCTTTTTTCTAATAATCCAGGAAGCAAAGTATCTACAGATTTAGGTAATATATACGTTCCAAACGGATATGAAATAGATACAGATTCTCCAGAACAAGGTAGTGATTTTTTTATCATATTAAGTGATCATAATCGTGGGCCAATTGACATAACAAATGAAAGAGTAGAGCAAAAACAAAGAATGATAAATGGAAAAATGAGATCTTACCACATAGCAGATAAAAGATCATTCAGTTTGTCTTGGACAAATTTTCCATCAAGAGCATATAGTGATAGGCCCTCTTTTGATCCAATAAGTGGAGAAGTTCCTGAAGGAATAATAGCACATACGGTAGATGGTGGTGCAGGTGGTAACGAGTTACTAGACTGGTATAAAAATCAAACTGGCTCATTTTATATGTTTTTGTGTTATGATAAAAGGTCAAACTTTAACACTCTTGGAGAGAGTTCATATGATAGATTGCAAGAATATCAAGAAGTTGTTGAAGTATTTTTTAATGATTTTTCTTATGATGTAGTAAAGAGAGGAAGCGGAACTTACGATCTTTGGAACATTAATATAAATTTGGTAGAAGCATAATGTTTACAAATAATGTTATAAATAATTACTTAGAAACCTCAAATAGTATAAGTACAATTTCAAAAGTTACAGCAGAGTGGAATTTTAATAATCCAGAAAATATATCTTCTGTAGGTAACTATCGATACAGACCATTAGAAAGCAACTCTCTTTATAATATAATAAATAATACGTATGATCCAAATGATTATGGAAACTTTTATACAAATGCAACAGATGCAGATATTGAAATAGATGGCGGATTTAATAATCTTGATGAACCACAAATATTTATATCAAAAAAAGATAAAGAAAAACAGTTAAATTCTTTAGAAAGTTGTTTTGAAAAGTTTAGACCTAGATCAGGAATAAACAAAATTAGATATTTTAATAATAATTATTTACATAATACCAATCAATATCTAGCAGTAAGACCAAGATATTACATGCACAGTAACAAAGATTTATTTAAATATTGGACATCATATAGAACTGAAAACAATAAAGAGTGTGGAATTGCAACAAATATACAAAATGGTCAAAATTTTATAGACGATGTTGCTCCTTTTGTTATTTATAATAAAAGTGTACCAACTAACAAGATTGTTATTAAAATGCAAACCCATGTTGGAACAAAAAACTTAGGTCCATTTAATACAATATATGGAGAGATAGATGATCCATTTTATGGATATTCAAATCAAACAACACCAATAAGTTGGAAGGTGCAAAAATTAATAAATAATAACTGGGAAGATATCATAAATTTTGATTCATCATCAGAAAGAAATGACGGAACTTCAATAATAAAAGAAGATGGTTATGTAGAAATTGGGTATGGATTAATACCACCAAGTAAGTATGTGGACACCTTTTTATTAATTGATACAATTTCTTATACTGGTCAAATACCAGATAGTGCAAATACTGGAAATGCATATTTACTTATATCAAGTGAGAATGATCTTGGAACTTTATACATATGGAATGGTTCTTTATATGAAACACATGTTCCAAATTATGGTTGGAGTATACAAGAAGATTCTATACAAAGCAATACAAAATTATTAAAAAGTTTTATAGATTATCCTCAATTTTATGATGTTAAAACTAATAAAAATAAATATAGAGAATTTGAAAATATTGATGGGCTTAGAATTGTAGTTACAACAATGAATAAATTTGACAGTTGTTTTGAACTAATAGAACTTTCTCCAAGACTTTATGCTGACATAACCGATATGGTTTCAAAATATTCTATAAACAAGAGTTTATCAGATTCTACAGCAAACGGATTACCAGTTGGACAACTACTTGCTTCTACTGGAAATTTAAGTATTTTTGATTTTAATCAAATATTTAATAAAAATAATACAAATAGCATTATTAATGAATTTTTAGATATTAATGTTAAGTTTAATTTTTATGAATCTATTCAAGCAAATAATTTATTAAGAAGTTTTAATCAGTGGATTCCAATAAAAACGATGTATTCAGACAGTATGCCACAAAGTAATGTTAAAGATGCAACAATAGATATAGAACTTAGAGACATGTATTTTTATTTTGAGTCATTGGCAGCACCAAGTTTATTTTTTACTAATGTTTCTGTAAGTTTTGTAGTTTCAACTTTATTGGATTACGTTGGTTTTTCTAATTATGTTTTTAAAAGTATTGATGGAGAAAGCGAAACAATTATTCCATTTTTCTTTTGCAATTCAGATACCACTATTGCTCAAGTGCTAAACGATATTGCTATTTCATCACAGTATGCAATGTTTTTTGATGAATATAATAATTTTGTTATGATGAGTAAAGAATATATGTTACCAAAAATAAATCAAAGAGATACATCTTTTACATTATATGGAAATGAAGATTCTCAAAATAATAAAAAAGAAAATATTATTAACATATCTTCTATTGATAAAAAAATATTTAATGATGGAAAAATTAACTATACTACAAGATATGTTCAAAAATCATTAGGATCTGTCAAGCAAGCAAGTTCTATAGATAAAGATAAAAATTGGATTTACAAGCCAGTACTTTTATGGGAAGCGTCTGGCAAAAAGAATACAAAAACTATGAATGACTCTACCAGTTCTATGTCTTCTTATGTTTTAAGTGCTATGCCATTAAATTCAAACTTGTCAGACTCTGTTCCGTCAGTTATTAACAACTCAGTAGTCAATAATCTTTTAGATTTGGGAGAAAATGTATATTGGATTAGCAATTATGAAGGATATTTTTATTCAAATGGAGAAATTATAAAATATGATGCGGTAGAATATAACATACCTAAAATAGGCAATGTGTGGATATCAAATGACAAAGAATATGAATATTATTTTTCTACCATCCCCTTTAATGGAAAAATTTATCCAACAGGATTGGTAAGAATATATTCAGAACCAGATTATGAATTAATAAATAATGAGTTAAGGTTAAAAAGCGGAGATATCTTAAAAAATGGTAGAGGTCAGTTTGGAACCACGATTGCAACACATACAGCGGGATTAAATTCATATTGGACAAATAATGATAATGTAAGATCATGCAACATGTATGCTGAATATTTGTTTCAAGATAAAGAATTAGATAAAACTACCATCATCGGTGAGGCTGGTTTAGATAATGTAATTGCTCAACAGTCCAACAGGTCTGGAATTATTAAAAACTTTATGAGTAACTCCTATAATTCAGAATATTCAAAAAAAGAAATTTTGTCAACTAGTTCTGGATCTATACAATCATCAGCATTAGTTTTTAGTGGACCAGTTTTTCCAACAGATAAAGATTCAATTAATTATATAACATACGTCAACAAAGAATTAAATAACAAGTTTAAACATTTTGGAACAAGATTAAGAATTATTGGAAAAATAGAAAATAATGAGGTTCGTGGACAAACTCCTGTAGGATCTACAACATATTATGTAGTTCCTGGAACCAACCCATCACAAAATATTAGTATTGGTGGGGGCTCAGGAGGAATAGGTGTTTTAGTTAACCCTAACACTAATGTTGGGTATTATTTTGAAATGATTGCTTTAACAGATACAAATATTAATTCGTATGCTTCTGAATCAAATATTGCAAATATGGTTTTTTATAAAATATTAAAAGATAGTAATAGTACTACTGCAGTTCCTATAAAACTATGGTCTGGGTCATCAAACATAATTGTTGACGATGGATTGTTTACTGGACAATATAGGATGACTGGAGAACAAAATCCTACTGTATATGATATTGCTGTAGAGTATATAGATGTAGGAAATATTAGAAAATTTTATTTATATGTAAATAACAAAATCATAGCAATCGTAGATGATAACAATCCACTTCCAATATATAATAACATGTGCTTGTTTACAAGAGGTTCTTCTAAAATTATGTTTGAAAATATATTTGCATTAACTAGCAACTACTCACAAAATACTTCACAAGAAATTGATTTACCATTTAATAATATATTTGATAATCAAGAAATAACATCAGATGATGCATTTAGAAAATATGCTATGAGTTCAGTTATTCAATCAACATATTTATCTGGTTTAAGTTCAAATGAGCCACCAGCGTACAGCATGTATTTTGATGAGTTTGGATCAATTATGCGTGAATGTGCTTATATGAATATTAAATACGATAAAGCATACCCAGCATTATATGCAAAAATATCACCAACATTTAATAAAATAAAAGGATACACTGTATCTGGATTTTTGCCAGATGCATATGGTGCAGAATTTTTATTGTTTAATGCAACTGACACCGTTCTTAGTTTAGATGAAACATCTGGAAATTATTTAAGAATTCAAGGTGTAGCATTTACTCAATCAACAACAAATACAATAACTGTAGATGACTATTATTCTGATAAAAGCAATTTTTTAAAATATAAATATTTAGATGACGCTACAATAAGATCTAATGTTAAAAAACAAGATAAATATAATAAAATTAAAATAAGCAGAACAAAGTATGGAAAAAAAGAGTTTACATTAGATTTGCCATATGTACAAAATAAACAAGATGCCGAATCTCTTTTGGGTTGGATTGTAGATAAAACTTTAAATCCTAAAAAATCAATAGGTTTAGACATTTTTCCAATACCAACATTGCAACTTGGAGATATTGTAAATATTTATTACAAAGATAAAGACGGTAAGAATATTTTTGTTAATGAAAACGTTAGGTTTGTTATATACAACATGTCATATAGTAGAACAAAAGATGGCCCATTAATGAGTATATATGCTATGGAGATATCAGATGACTGATTCTAATCCTAATACACCAATAAAAATATCTTCTAATAATTCTACTAGCGTTGACAACAATCTTGTTAAAACCGCTACCCCGCAATATGTACTGCTCGATGAAGAGTCTACTCCAGTAGAATTAATGACTAAATTAATATTTGAAGATATTGGTAGTCAAGAAATACTTAATATTTCACGTAACGACACTGTTTTTGGATCAAACTTAATTTACGAACCAATAGGTAATTCTAATCAAATATATCAAAAATATAACTCATATAACTTATCACCAGTTGATCAAACCTCTCTTCAATATTTTAAAAATTTTCCTATTTTGTTTGAATCAAAAATTCCCAATGTAGCAAGCGGTCCAAATAATTCTAACATATATATAGATGAAATAACTGGAAATATTGTCATAGAACTTATTAATATGGAAAAAGACGAACAGGTAGAAGTTGAAATTTTATTAAATGGAAACACTTACTATGATACAATATAGATTAGGAGATTTTTTATGATTACAAATGTTGGAAAAAATATAATTGCTAAATATTTATTAGGTCAGGCACCATCTTACGCTTCATACATAGCGGTAGGTTGTGGAGCAAAACCACTAGAGCCTTATGTAGACGGAGAGTTACCAGATTATTCTAATAAAACAGATTTAGACTTTGAAATGTTTCGTGTTCCAATATCTGCTAGAGGAATTGTAAATGATGATGGAGTATCAAAAATAGTTTTAACTGCAGAGATACCGACAGAAGAAAGATATGAAATTACTGAGGTTGGAATTTATTCAGCAGGCTATAACACATCCTTGGGGTCCACAGATAGTAAAACATTGTTTGCTTTTACATCTAAAGAAAATTGGAAAATCAATGGATCAACAAGTTTAATTACTGTTTCAGAACCACTAGATGATCCACTTATTTTAAATGTAATAAAAGATGTATTTACTGTAAATTCTGCATCAGTTGCTTTGGACATATTTCAATCAAATGCAGACAATCCTATATTTTTTAATGAATCAAGGTATATTAAAAATGAAACACCTAGATTTTTAAATAACACAATAATTATGCGTGGAGATTCGTCTACATTTTCTGGAAGTTCTGGGTCTTTAGTTGGAGATGGTAATTTTATACAAATTTCAGGTAACTCGGTAGACTTGTCAAAAAACTCATTAAATGATGAATTAAGAATAGCCTTTAGTTTAATTAATAAAGATGGAACAGATTTAACTGTAGAGCCAAAAGTTGCTGTAAATATAATGGTAGAATTTTTGTGTTCTAATGATCCATCTGCTTATTCACGAATGGAGTGCAGAGTAGACCACTCCTTGTCAAGCAATATTTATAACTTTAATGAGAACAGATATTTTGTTGTAAATAAAAAAATAAACGAATTAAATACAACCAATGGTTTTTCTTGGAAAGCAGTTGACACAGTTAATATATATGCACAGGTTTTAAGTGGAACTGTGTCTGCTAATGAAATAAATGATAATTATTATATTGCATTAGATGCGTTAAGACTTGAAAACCAAAATAGACTAAATCCTTTATATGGTTTAACTGGATATACTGTAATTAGAAATATTGATAGTTTACCAATTACAAAATTATCAAACACTAATAGTTATATAGAGTTTAGATTTATTTTGGATGTAGTTTAATGGTAGACGATAATATTAAAAAAATAATAATTGAAAACAAAAACTTTCCAGATATATCTTCTATAAATGAAGGATACCTTTTAAGATATAGGATTATTTCAGAAGATAAAAACAGAGCATCACATTGGTCGCCAATAGTTTTACTTAATCCAGAATATGAGTATGAGTTGGGTGTAATCGGAACATCAAGTTCTCAAAGTCTTACAACATTTTCATGGGATCCAGTAGGTATTAAAAAAAATAACAACTTAATAAGAACTGCAGTAGATTTTGATGTATGGATAAGGTATGATAGAAATGATGGTGGAGATTGGATATATAAACAAAGGATTGCTGGAAATGCTTATTCTACACCACATCCAAGCACATATACCATCAATGGAGTTATTCAGTCATCAGCACCTAATAGAATTAGTATTGAGGTATATTTAAAAGGAAATCCTGTATCACGAAATTCTTCATTTTTAAAGGTATATGAAGTTATTAATCATTCGCTTTAGTGGTATAATAGATTAATCATGGCTAGAATACCCTTACCAAATCGTGGACAACCTCTTGATGTTGGATATATTTATCAAATATCAGAAGCGGTAAACTCTCTTTCTACTCAAATATCTCCAGCATTAAACAAATACATTACAATTGATACAATATCCTCTGGAAAACAAGACGTCAAATCTTCAGAAATAAGAATGATTGGTGGCTATGTAGAGGTTGCAAATAATAGCACGGTAAGTGCTGGAAATGAAATTTCTTTTTATATCAACTATGCTGGTTTTAAGTTTACACCAATTGTTACAGCAACTCCAATAAATATTGATGGAACTTCTGCTGGTTCTGATATTTCTGTTATTTTAAAAAATATAACAACTTCTAGGGCAGATGGGGTTGTTAAGTTTAAATCAAGCGGTAATGTGTCAATTGGTGTTAACGTTATTGCTCTTGGAATTCCTAATTAATGTTAAAATGTAAAAAATGTAAAGGAAGAATGTTTGTTGACAGACTTTATAGTTCACGTCTTCATTTAGAGTTGTACTGCATGTCGTGTGGGGTAAGACAGTTTATGAACCCACCACAGAGTGTTATAGGAGGATCATGGCTGTTAGAAAAGGAAATCTTGAGAGCGAAGCATACAATCTCGCCCCTGTAATACCTGGCAATAAAAAGGTTTGGTTTCTTAATGGCGAATTGGTAAGAATACATCATTTTAATAAATCTAATGGAATAATGTCTGTGTACAACATTAATAAAGATAGAATTGAAAGTTGTTTAATTTCTGATTTTAAAAATAAAAGAGAGCGTGCATATACAGTTAGACAAACGGCTGAACTAGTAAACAGGCATAAAAAATATATGCCTTCTTTAATGAGAAGAGGGATTATACCATTTCCCACTGGATCACAAAAAGGCGGGGCAAGGGGATGGCAAGTAAGATCATATTACTCAGAATCACAAGTAAAAGACATACGTGATATACTTGCTTCGTACCATATAGGTAGACCAAGGAAAGATAATTTAATTACAAATGACATTACGCCTAGCACTCAAGAATTGACTAGAAGAATGGGTGATGGTATACTTAAATATACGAAGACGGAAGACGGTAGATTTATTCCAATTTGGAACGAATCGATTAACTAGCAATAAGGAGTGGGTATGCAAGAAAACGATAGTACCAAGGTTTCTATTACTCTTGGTTATACATTAAATCTAGGCAACTTTCAATCACTAAGATTAGATCTTGGCGTTGTAGATTCTAAGAAAGACGGAGAAACTACTAGTGAAGCATTTGAAAGAGTTTATGGTTTTGTTGAAGGTAAACTTACAGAAAAAATCCAAGAAGCAAAAGCAGAAATAGTCGAATAGTGGCAGAACGCAAAGACCGAATGGCTTTGCTAGGAACATACGCTAAACACCATAAGGTTAAGTATGGGCAACAGCCATCAATAAATAAATGGGTAGAGCAATGGTCTGCTGATGCCCTTATAGAATCATATGGTTTGGGCACATGTTACGATTTGCTTGAGTATTATTTTAAGGTAGCACAAAGTCCTAGTTGGAACTATTTTTCATACAATGCTGAAAAAATTTGGAATGCTAAAATAGATAAAGAAAAAGATAACTTTGAAAGATTAGAAAGACGACGCAAAGCAAAGGAGTGGCTAAGTGAATAATGTTGAAGCAAAAGTAATATCTGCAGTATTACAAGACAAACAACTGCATGTTCTGCTTCAAAATAACGTTGACAATTTATTAAAAACTCATAATGATATTTGGAACTTTATTAGAATATATTTTGAACAAAACTCTTCTGTTCCACCAGTATCTCTTGTAGTAGAAAAATTTAGAGATTTTAAACCAGTAGAAAATGTAGGATCAACAAAGCATCATTTAGAAGAGTTACAGATTGAATATTTAAATGATAGCCTTAAAGATATATTGAGATCTGCCGCATCTGATGTTTCAGATAACAAAGGCACAGAGGCCTTAAATAATCTTATTACAAAAACCTCAGAATTAAAAAAGAACACATCCGCAATACGTGATATTGATGTTACTGACTTGCAGTCTGCAATTGCATACTTTGAAAATCTTAAAAAGCAACAAGAACTTGGCTTGGTTGGTATTACTACTGGGCTTCCAGGGTTTGACAATTATTTGCCATCAGGAATCATGCCAGGACAACTTGGAGTGTTTCTTGCATACCCAGGTATAGGTAAGTCTTGGTTAGCCCTGTATTTTGCCGTACAGGCCTGGAAACAAGGCAAGTCTCCGTTAATCATATCTTTAGAAATGGGTGAAGCAGAAGTAAGAAATCGTGTCTACACGATTATGGGAGAAGGACTTTGGTCACATAGAAAATTAAGCAAGGGTGAGATTGAACTTGACATGTTTAATAAATGGCATGCCAATAAGATTTCAGGAAAGCCAGAGTTTCATATTATTTCAAATGACAATGGTGGAGAGATAAATCCATCAGTTCTTCGTGGAAAGATAGATCAGTATAAGCCAGACTTTGTTATTGTGGATTACTTGCAGTTAATGAGTCCAAACCAAAGGTCTGATAATGAAACTGTACGAATGAAAAACCTTTCAAGAGAACTTAAACTTATGGCTATTGGCGAAGAGATTCCTATTATTGCAATATCTTCTGCAACTCCAGACGATGTGAATGATTTAAGCAGTGTTCCCACATTGGGTCAAACTGCATGGTCTAGGCAGATTGCTTATGATGCTGATTGGGTGATGGCACTTGGTCGTGCATCCAATAGCGACATTATTGAGTGTGCTTTTAGAAAGAATAGAAATGGATTTATGGGTGAGTTTTTAGTTCAGGTAGACTTTGACAAAGGATATTACAGGTATAAAGATTATGAAGATAAGCAGTTATAATATTATGTGGACAATTATCATCATAAACCTATTAAAAACTTTAACCTCAGTGGAAACATACACGACGATTCAGCCATTGAAAGGCTTAAATCTGAATATATAAAACTACTGGTATCAGAAATGAGGCTGTCTGGTTATGTGCCCAAATTTGACATAGAACCTGACTTTACAATAGACTATGATATGAAAACAAAAAGTTTTGAATTTGAAATAACAATATACGGAATATATGTAGGAAAGAGAAAGAGTGAATGGATAGACGGAATAAGTCAGGCAACACCAATATATACACAAAAGAACAAATCGAAAGAGTCATTGAGGGATCAGGTTTAAACATTGAGTCACAAGTAGGCTCTGAATTTATTGTATTTTGTCCGTTTCATAATAATCACAGAACTCCAGCAGGTGAAGTTAATATGAATACTGGAATGTTTTTTTGTTTCTCTTGTAATAAAATAGCAGATTTAATTGAGTTTGTCATGCATGCTACAGGTAGGACATATTTTGAGTCCATAAGATTTATTAAAGACAAAGAGCAAAACATGGATATTGAAAAACAGATTAATAAAAAATTATTTGTTAAACCAGACTTTGTTCAGTTTGATGAGTTAATAATTAAAAGATTAAATAATCAAGCCCTAGAGTCCTCAAGGGCAATGGATTATTACACTAAGAGAAAAGTAACTAAAGAATCAATACTTAAGTTTAGTTTGGGTTATTCTGAAAAACAAGATATGGTAACAATACCAGTTCATTCACCAGATGGCATGATGATTGGTTTTGTTGGAAGATCCATTGATGGAAAAGAATTTAAAAATACTCCAGGTATGCCAAAATCTAAAACATTGTTTAATCTTAATAGAGTTAAGGCTGCTAATAAGGTCTATGTGGTAGAATCCTCATTTGATGTTATAAGATTGGATCAGGTTGGATTTCCAGCAGTTGCAACACTTGGGGCAACAATATCTAGTCAACAGGTAGAGTTGCTTAAAAAATATTTTAATGATATTATTGTTATTGCAGACAATGATGAAGCAGGAAATAACATGAAAGACAGGCTTGTGGAAAAACTTGGCTCTCGTGTTAGTGTAATAAAGTTAGAAAAACAGTATAAAGATATTGGCGATATGGATGACGAATCTATAAAGAAACTTGAATTTAGATTTGACAACTCTATAATCGCTATGCTAAAATAGAATAGAACAAACAAAGGAGAACGAATGAGCGTAGTAAAGGGATTAAAAAACATCAACGCCCTGCTCGACAAACCAAAGTATGAAAGTACAGGACCAAAAGTAAAGTGGTTAAAACTTGCAGACGGTCAATCAGCAAAAATCAGATTCATTGAAGAACTTGATGAAGATTCTGCCAACTATAATGAAAAACGTGGACTAGCACTAGTTGTTAAAGAACACGTAAATCCAAAAGACTACAAGCGTCGTGCTGTAGATACAATGGAAACAGAGGGCCGCGATTGGGCTGAAGAAATGCATCGTAAAGATCCAAAGGCTGGCTGGAGAGGCCGTCTTCGTTTTTACTGCAACGTTCTTGTAGACGATGGCATCGAAGCACCATATGTTGCAATTTGGTCAATGGGGCTAAGCAAACAATCATCCTTCAATACAATTCGTGAATATGCTTTAGAAACAGGAAGCATTTCAAACATTACATGGAAGTTAAAGCGTAATGGTCAAGGAACTGAAACTAGTTACACTCTTATTCCATCTGCTCCAGACAAAGAACCATTTAATTGGGAGGGTATTGAACCCTATCCATTAGAAATGGCTCTTAAGAAAGTTCCTTATGCAGAACAAGAGGCTTTCTATTTGGGGTTTGACTCTCCATCTACTACTTCGTCAACAAACACTGACTGGTAATAGATGAGTTATGTAGGCTTACACGTTCACACACACTATTCATTATTTGATGGTGTTGCTACTCCAGAAGAATATATAGACCGTGCAGTTGATTTGGGTATGCAAGCAATTGCAATCACAGATCACGGAACCTTATCTGGGCATAGAGAACTGTATCGAGGTGCAAAAGCAAAGAACGTTAAGCCTATTCTTGGCGTAGAAGGCTATATGTGTCAGGATAGATTTGATACAAGAGACAAGTCTGAGAGAGACGGTCAACTTGATTTAGTCTACAACCATATAGTCCTTCTCGCTAAAAACAAAGTTGGTTTAGAAAACTTAAATAAAATAAATGAAATCGCTTGGACTGAAGGATATTTTAAAAAACCAAGATTTGATTTTGAAATATTAAAACAATATTCAGAAGGTATTATAGTCACATCTGCTTGTCCAAGTAGCGTGCTTGTTAAGGCTTTAGAAGAAAATGCATTTGCAGTAGCAAAAAAATATATTGAATGGTTTAAAGATACTTTTAAAGATGATTATTATATTGAAGTAATGCCACACAATGCTGCTGAGATAAATAAACAACTTATTGCCCTTGCCGATGAATTTGGTGTAAAGGTAGTTGTTACTCCAGACTGTCATCATAGTTGCAAAGAACAAAGGGAAGTTCAAGAATTTAAACTACTGTTAAACACACATGCCAAAATAGAAAAAGATCATACATACGAAAAATCTAAAAAACACAAAGACATGATGGAACGTTTAGACTATTTGTACGGTAAAGACAGACAGATAACATTTAATAAATTTGACATACATCTATTAAGTTATGAAGAGATTAAGTATGCCATGGAAAAGCAGGGTATATTTAGAGAAGACATATACTCCAATACTATAGAGATTGCTAATAAGGTAGAAGATTATGACCTACAAGAAGGCTTGGACTTGCTACCAGTTCAATACAGAAATCCAGATAAAGAACTTAAAGAAATTGCAATGCAAGGTTTGAAAGACAAAGGTTTGTTAAATGACCTTGTGTATGTAGAAAGACTTAATGAAGAGTTAGAGATAATTAAAGATAAGAAGTTTGGTCCATATTTTCTAGTTGTACAAAGTATGATTAACTGGGCTAAAAAAGAAGGAATTATGGTAGGCCCAGGCCGAGGATCTTCTGCTGGATCACTTTTGTGTTATGCTTTAAATATTACAGATATTGATCCAATTAAACATGGTTTGCTTTTCTTTAGATTTATTAATCCAGAACGTAATGACTTTCCAGATATTGATACAGATATTCAAGATTCACGTCGTGATGAAGTAAAAGATTATCTAGTTAGACAATATAGACACGTTGCATCTATTGCTACATTTTTACAATTTAAAGACAAAGGTGTTGTTAGAGACGTATCAAGAGTTTTAAACATTCCTTTGTCAGATGTTAACAAAGTTTTGAAGTTAGTAGATACTTGGGAAGAGTACTGCAGTTCAAGATCAACAGATTGGTTTAGAGAAAAATATCCAGAGGTGGAAGTTTATGGAGAGCAGTTGCGTGGAAGAATTCGTGGTACTGGTATTCATGCCGCTGGTGTTGTAACAAGCAAAAATCCAATCTTTAGATACGCACCATTAGAAACAAGATCATCACCTGGAAGTGACGAAAGAATTCCAGTAGTTGGTATTGATATGGAAGAAGCAGAAAGAATTGGTTTAATTAAAATAGACGCACTTGGATTAAAAACGCTAAGTGTTGTTAAAGATGCTATAGATATGATTAAAGAAAATCATTATGTAGATATAGATCCATTAAAAATTAATATGGAAGATGCCAAAGTTTATGAAATGCTTTCTGATGGATATACAAAGGGTGTGTTTCAATGTGAAGCAACACCATATACAAACTTGTTAGTTAAGATGGGTGTTAAGAATTTAAATGAACTTGCTGCATCTAACGCATTGGTTAGACCAGGTGCCATGAATACTATTGGTAAAGATTATTTGGCTCGTAAACATGGAAAACAAAATGTATCATACGTTCATCAAGTAATGAAAGAGTTTACATCTGATACATACGGATGTGTTTTATATCAAGAACAAGTTATGCAGGCTTGCGTACATCTTGGCGGTATGACAATGGCAGATGCAGACAAGGTTAGAAAGATTATTGGTAAAAAGAAGGATGCAAGGGAGTTTGATGTTTTTAAAGAAAAGTTTGTTGAGGGTGCTTCTAAGTATGTTGCTCCTAACGTTGCTCGCGATCTTTGGCATGATTTTGAAGCACATGCGGGATATTCGTTCAACAAGTCTCATGCGGTTGCTTACTCTACGCTCTCGTATTGGACAGCGTGGTTAAAGTATTACTATCCACTTGAGTTTATGTTTGCTTTGCTTAAAAATGAAAGCAACAAAGATACTCGTACTGAATATTTAATTGAAGCAAAAAGAATGGGCATTCCAGTTAAGTTACCACACATTAATGATTCTGATATAGATTTTAAGATTGAAGGTAAAGGAATTAGGTTTGGACTTTCTGCTATCAAGTACATATCTGATAATATTGCTAAAAAATATATTGATGCCAGACCGTTTAATTCATATAAAGAATTAGAGGAATTTACTTTTACTAAAGGCAATGGTGTAAACAGTAGAGCACTTAATGCATTAAAGTTAATTGGTGCTGCAACTTTTCCAGATAATCCTAGAAATGATGAAGATATTCGTCATAATCTTTATGAAATTTTAAATTTGCCAGAATTTAATATTACAGTTCCAGCACACTATCATGCTTTTATAAAAGATATAGAAGAGTATGAAGAAAAAGGATCTTTTGTAATTATGGGTATGGTAAAAAATATTAAAAGAAGTAAAGGTTGGTCTAGAGTTGAAGTTTTAGATAAAACTGGTAGTGTTGGAATATTTGATGAAGAGCAAACCACCATTGAAACTGGACAAACTTATTTAATACTAGTTAATGATAACAGAATTCTTTCTGCAATTCCAGTTGATCAAATTAAAGGATCATCTAATGCATTGGTTAAATTTTTAAATTATAAACAGTTGCCATTTACAGAAGAGGAGATGTATGTGGTATCATTTAAACCTAGAACAACAAAAGCAGGTAAAAAAATGGCATCACTAACTTTGGCAGATACATCAAGAGATTTACATTCAGTTATGGTATTTCCAACATCATTTGCACAGGCATACATGAAGTTAGAAGAAGGACATGCATACAAGTTTACTTTAGGTAAAACAAAAGACGGAACCGTAATTTTGGAGGACATCAATGGTTAGCGTAGAAGAAGTATTATCACAGTTAGATCCTAAGTTACGCAAAAGACTTGGCAACGGAGTTGGGGTAAATTTTGAATATCAACCTACACCCAGTTTTGGTTTAAATCGTGCACTTGGTGGAGGACTTCCATATGGTAGACAGGTTTTAATTTGGGGAAGCAAGTCTTCTGCAAAATCTTCGATGTGTTTACAAATGATTGCTCTTGCACAAAAAGAAGGAAAGGTTTGTGCTTGGATTGATTCAGAAATGTCATATTCTGAAGATTGGGCCAAGTCGCTTGGTGTTGATCCAGAAAAACTTATTTATTCACAAGCAAGAACTATCAGTGATATGGTTGATGTGGGTGTTGGACTAATGAATGCTGGAGTGGATTTAATTGTTGTTGATTCAATAACATCTATGCTTCCTGCAATTTATTTTGAAAAAGATACTGATGAAATGAAAGCATTAGAAAACACAAAACAAATTGGTGCTGAATCTCGTGATTTTAGTAATGCATGGAAAATGTTAAATTATGCAAATAATAAAGTAAAGCCAACGTTATTAGTTCTTATTTCTCAATCAAGAAATAATATTAATGCAATGTATACTAGCCAACAACCATCTGGTGGACAGGCTACCAAGTTTTATTCATCATGTGTGATTAAGTTGTTTTCTTCCGAATCAGATAATCAAGCACTTAAAGGAAAGATAAAAATTGGTGACAAATTAATAGAAGAAAAAATTGGTAGAAAAATTAGATGGGAATTACAGTTTTCTAAAACATCTCCAGGATTTCAGTCAGGAGAATATGATTTTTATTTTAGAGGTGATGGCCTAGGTGTAGATGCTATAGGTGATCTTGTAGATACTGCAGAAAATGTTGGGATTATAAATAGAACAGGTGCTTGGTATCAACTTGACGACGGTACAAAGATTCAGGGTAGAGAAGCGTTTATAGATAGAGTAAGAGAGGATCTTGATCTTCAAGATATGATTAAGAACAAACTTAGTGTCTAATTACGTATTGTTTAATGGTAAGTTTCCTTGTCATACTTGTAAAACAGAGGTTTTATCTTTAAGGTGTTACCCACATTTACAAAAATTAACCTGGATGTGTAAAGACAAACACTTAAGTGAGGTATCTTTAAAAACAAAAACAAAGAAGGATTATGAGCGAGAAAAGCGAAAGTAAAAGAATAAATGCCAAGCAACACAAGAATTCAGGAAGAAACACCGTAAAGGGTGATGCATCTTGGAACAACTTTGTAATTGATTTTAAAGAAGTATCTAAATCATTTACTTTAAATAAAGAGGTTTGGGCTAAGGCTGTAACAGATGCTATTAAAAAAAATATGGATCCAGCAATAGTTGTAGTTTTGGGAGAAGGTAATACTAAAGTTAGATTGGCTATTATTGAGATGGATATTTTAGAACAATTAATAAAAGATAGTGGTGTATAATATATATATGATTTTAAAAAATAAAGTATTTAATGCTTTGCTTAGTGCCGAAGAAAGACAACAACTCAAAGATGTAATTATTTATGAAAAACAAAATAGATTAATGGGGGTTGTAATACATGGAGATGATGGAGTAATTGTTGATCCAGAAGAATACAATGTTATAAGAATTGATGGTGACAGGGGTAGGTTATTAATAGAGTCAATAAATATTCCAGAAAATATTATAAGTAAATTAACAAAAGTTGTAAAAGATGAATATGCAGATTGTAAATATGTTGGAGCAACATACTGCGAATACGATAAAAAATATGGAAACAATCCTATATTAGAAATGCATTTTGATAGAAAAGGAAACAATGCTTGCTTAGATTATCAGTTTGAGTCAAATACTCAGTGGGCTTTGGTTATAGATAAAAATGAATATGAACTAGTTGACAATCAGTCTGTTATCTTTCAACCAAGCGTTCAGTTTCATGGAAGAAAACCTAAAGAGTTTGAAAATGAAGAATTTCTTAACATGTTCTTCTTTTGGTTCGAAATGCCTGCTAATGACTAATAATTTTGATCCCGCAGAATATAATGAAGATTATGAAAATGGTTATGTAGATAATCAAAACTTTAGTCCATTAATAATTAAAGACATTATTTCTAAAGAACAAAGTGATCACATTTATAAAGAAGTTGAAAAAGTAAAAAATAAATATATAGATCAAAATTTTGTTGGACATAGGGCTTGGTCATTTAAATCTTTAGAACTAGAAAAATATTTAAATGAACATGTTAGTAAAATAATTGGTGAAGAGATGGTTTTAAAAGAGTACTCTTTTGCTAGATATTCAAGAAAGTTTGGATATGAGCCAAAACTCTTTCCACACTATGATACACACGACAAAGATGGACAAAGAATTACGGTAGACATTCAGTTAAATTCTACTTTTCCGTGGGCAGTTATAGTTGAAGGAATGTATTATTATTTTAACAACAACGATGCTTTAATTTTTTCAGGTACTCAACAAATACATTGGAGAGAAAATAAAACATTAACAGATGATGATTGTGTAGATATGTTGTTTGCACATTTTGCATATGCTAAACAAAAACCATGGAGTAAAAATCAAAAAGAAATATTAGAGTATTGGTCACATAGACTTGTTCAAAGTACAGGAATAAGCAATCAGCCAATAAAGATTTAAAAGGTATAGTGTATAATATATAAAAAGGAGAAAAATGAGAAAAGACATACCAAATGTTATTATTAAAAATGTTTTAAGTAATGAAGAAATTTTTGAAATATATAAAATTTTAGATCAAACAACTAATAAAAGTTTTCAAGAAGACCTTTCCTACACAAGTTGGCATATTCAATTACCTGATAGTTTAATTGGTAAGTTAACCGAGTGTGCCGAAGCAGTCGCTAAAGAAAAACTTATATTAAAGGAATATAACCTTTCTAGATATCACAAGGCAATATCAGATTGTAAGACACTGATGCATAACCCATTGTTGCATCCACATACAGATGAGGCTTTTGATAGCAAAAGATTTACTTTAGATTTACAACTTGATTCCAACGTTTCTTGGGACATAATCGTAGATGATTGGGTATCAGAAAAATCATTTACATTAAATGACAACGAAGCCATAACATTTAGTGGAACACATCAAGTTCATTGGAGACCAAAACGTAATTTTGAAAAAGGTGAATACTTAGATATGCTTTTTATGCATTTTGTTCCAGCAGAAAATGATTCACCATTATCTGAGGATCATAAAAAAGAAATGAGAGAGAGAGTTAGTGAGAAATCAACGATTTGGTTAAATACTTTTGGAATATCTAAAAACCCAGTTCATGGACAATACTAATGACAAAAGTTCACAAATATTTGACTAGTTTTGAAAAATATAACAAAGAGTTGCCAATATATATTAATAATCCATTTAGTGTAGAAGAAATATCTATATTAAGAAATGCTATTGAAATAAATAAACATATAAAGGTTGATGATTTAGTAGAAATAGATTCTGAGATTATTTCTAAAATGAATCGGTTTTATCCTAAAAAGATCAAACATATGTCTAGACAATTAATAGAGTTTGAATGCCCTAAACAAATTGAAGAAGTTATGGATTCATATGCGATACCAGTTTATAAAGAAGAACTAAAACTGTGTCATTATAATTATATAAGATATGATATGCAGTTTGGAGACTCAGTGTATGCTCCCTCACTCCCTCCACATATAGATGCAGACGAAAATTTAGTAACCTTTAATTATCAAATTGGTGGAAATGTTGACGATTGGCAATTAGTTATTGATGGAAAACATTATGATTTAAAAAATGGTGATGCAATGCTTTTTAGTGCAGTTAATCAAATACACTGGAGACCTAAAAGACATTGGAAGCCAGGAGAGTTTGTGGAAATTGTTAGTTTTGATTATTGTCCTATAGACAATTATAGATTTACAGGGGAAAATAATCCACTTGCAGATCCAGAGGTAAGAAATGCTTATACCACATCCTTAAATCAGATGCCAGAATTTCAAAAAAGTTGGTCACAATATCATGAAGAAGGAAGAAGTCTTGGCATATTAGATAATGTAAATGGAGGTTTTGGTCTTGGAAATTGAAAACAATAAAACAACTTTAGAAATGATTAATGGTCTTGCTGAAATAGCGGAATATATGCAAGATGAAGAGTTAACCACAGCATTAACCTTTATTGCAAAAGTAATAATTAAACCAGATATACCAATGAATGTAGCAACTATAGAAATTGTTAGACTACAGGCTATTGCAGCAAAGATGGCCTTTAAAGCAACCTGGATGACAAATGTTGATAAAAACGATAGGGCAAAAAAGAATATATATTATACTGCTGCAGAATCAATTAATGATTTAGTTTCTGCACTTAAATACATTACACGATAGTCTGCTATACTATACTAAAAGGATAACAATGAAAAATTTACTACAGCAAGTTATGGTTAAAAAAGAAATACACAATGACGATATAGACTTTACTAAGGGTTTAATTGAGTCAATTGAAAAAGGATATACTGTAGGGTTAAAGCCTAAGTATGCAAAAAAATATAGTTTTTCTCCATCAACTATAGTATGGAATCATGGAGAGTGTGCAAGGTTTTGGTATCTTGCTTTTGAAGGAACTGTATGGGAAGACAATGCAGATGCCTATGGTGTTGCAAATAGAACAGGTGGTAACTTAAGTCACGGTAGAATTCAAGATGCTTTATTAAAGTCTGGAGTTCTTGCTGAAGATTTAGAGTTTGATCCAGAGCCAAGAAAGTATAACCAACAAGAGCATCCAGCATTGGAATTAGCAGTTAGATCTGAAGATCCTCCTATAAATGGATTTGCAGATGCAATGCTTCACTACAATGGAACTGATATAGTTGGTGAAATTAAAACTGTACCAAGCGAAGGTTTTGAGTATAGGAAAATTCATAGAAAACCAAAAACAGATCATTTAAAACAAATTCTTATTTATATGAAAGTATTTAAAAAAGACAAAGGTGTTTTAATTTATGAAAATAAAAATAATCATGAATTACTTACACTTCCTGTTGAATTAAACGATCATTACCGTAGGTGGGTTAACCAGGCATTTGATTGGATGAAAACAGTTCGCAAAGCATGGGTTGATAAAACTATTCCTAAAAAAAATTATAGATCCAACTCAAAAATTTGTGCAAAATGTCCAATTCAAAAAGCATGCTCTGAAGCAGATGCGGGAACTATTAAAATAGATTCCTTGGAGACCTTGGGTGAAGAATTGTAAAAGATGTGAAAAAACTTTTGAAACAAAGGTAACATATCAAATTTATTGTAGCGATATCTGTAGAGAACAGGCTACAAAAGAAAAAATTGCTTCTAGATATATTGTTGCTAAAAGACAAAAACGTATCGGAAAAGTAAGAAAATGTAAAAACTGTGAAAACGATTTGTCTATATATAATGATGAACCAATATGTACATTTTGTTTAATAAATCCTGTAGAGGTAGTAAGGGCTTTAAAGAAACTTAGGATTATTATTAATGACAAAGAATAAGTGGGGTATAGAAGTTATGCCTAATAATATTTGTGCAATAGATGCAAGTACAAATAATTTGGCTTTTTCTGTTTATAACAATAAACAACTTGGATTTTTTGGAAAAGTTAACTTTACTGGAAACACAACCTATGAAAAAGTTGGAGATGCTTGTATAAAAACTCAAGCCCTATTTGATCTTTATGAAATAGATGCTGTTGTTATAGAGCATACAGTGTTTATGAATAGTCCAAAAACTGCTGCAGACCTAGCCTTAGTTCAGGGTGCTATTATTGGTGCCCTTAAAATTTGCGGGGTATCAATAGTAGGATCAGTATCACCAATCACTTGGCAAAACTTTATAGGTAACAAGAAGATATCTAAAGAAGAAAAGATACTAATTATAAATCAAAACCCTGGTAAATCAGAGTCTTGGTATAAAACTTATGAAAGAAACTTAAGGAAAGAAAGAACTATAAGGTTTGTTAATACTATATATGATAAAAATATAAGTGATAATGATGTTGCTGATGCCTGTGCGATAGGTCATTGGGCTATTAACAATTGGAACAAGGCAATGAGGATTGAAGAATAATGCCAGAGTTAAATGCAAACATTCCACCAATAGAGTGTTATGTTAGGGGTAATTTTTTAAGAGATCAACAAGACTCTCATGATCAATATTTTCCTGTGGTAATTTTTGGTGTGTCAAGTGTAAAATCAAGAAGTCCATTGTTTCATTTCTTAATGGAAGACGGTGGACTTTGGTGGAGAATGCCAATCAGTGCTTTTTGCACTAAACCAAATACTCCAGAACAACCTTTGTATAATCTTGTTCTTTGGAATTCCTTTAGTTCACACATATCAGTAACAAAGTTTGAAAATTTAAGCAACATGAAAATGTCTTATTTAGATAGAACTAAACAAAATGTTTTTGGAAAATATATGTTTACGCTAGACTGGCATAATCCAGATAGTAATGTGCTAGATGATGGATACTCTGAAAACCCAGGGCAGCACAAGTGTGGTCATGTTATTCAACGTGATGATGGTAACTTTGCTATCCAACCAAATAATAGAGTTCGTTTATATGAGCCATCGTTTGTTACTAAAAAATCTTTAGTAATAGATAGATTAATTAACACAAATGCTTGGGATGTCGAAGGGTATAATAAGTGGGTTACAGAAGACTCTAATTCTTATAATTATGATATTATTGATATAGAGGATAAAAAATAATATGAGTTCTGGTAAAATGTACACTAGTGAAATTTTTATGCGTAAAAGATATCTTATGGATAGAAAATCACCAGAAGAAATTGCTAAAGAGTGTGACTGTAGTGTTGAAACAGTATACGTATATTTGGCAAAGTTTGGATTAAGGAAATCAAAAAGATGACTACAACAACTCAATACACAATTGCCAATATTTGTGACAACATTAAGAGTATGCTTATTGAAAAAAATAAATCATATGGGGATTCAGCACTTGATCCAGTTAGAGTTTTTTCTAAAGCAAGTTCAGATGAACAAATTAAAATAAGAATTGATGACAAACTTTCTAGAATATCAAGAGGATCAGAATACTATGGAGATAATGATATAGACGATCTAATTGGATATCTAATACTTTTAAAGGTTTCAAAAATTTATAATAAGGAAACATAAGATGAGCAATAGTGATAGCATATATCAAACTTTAAATAAAGAGTTTGATAAAATATCAAAAGAAAAAAATGAGTCTATACTGGAAAATCAAAAGGTAGAATTTCCATTTACAAAAAAATTAATTGGATGGGATAATTTAATTAAAAACAGTAACAATAAATTTGATAATAGTATGTGGACTGACTTTCCAGAAGATTCATTTTTGCCAAATAAAGATGGTTTTAGGTCGGATGAATTTACTAAAAAACATGTTGGTAAACACATATTGTTTAATGGTTGCTCGGTTACATTTGGACAGGGGTTGTACACAAAAGAAACATGGTCATATTTGCTTTATAGTTTAATTTCTAAAAATGTAAAACTTTCTGGATATTATAATATAGGAAATCCAGGGAAAGGTGTTTTTGATATTGTTGCAAGTACATTTAAATATATTAATACTTATGGAAATCCAGACTCTATATTTCTAGACTTACCAGATTTAAATAGGTTTTACGCAATAAGTTCAAAAAATACTGAAGACTTAAACAAGCCAGTAGGTCCAAGTCAACTGTTTTATTTATTAAATGAACATTATAGACACACTATGGCTAAAGATCCAAGCAGCATATCTTTGTTTTCTCATACACTTTTAATATACATATATCAATATTTAATGTTTTTAGAGGTATATTGTAAAAATAACAACATAGAGTTATATATATTTTCATATGTTGATGGAACAGATTCATTTTTAAAAATGTGTGATTTGGATAATTATTACGTAACTACTGACAAAAACACGTTAATTAAAATAGAAAAAGAAATATTTGACTATATTAGCAACAATCCAGATGATAAATTTGCCATGATTGCAAGAGATGGAAGACACTATGGGACAGCATTTCATTACGTGTGGGCAAATATGCTGTATGATATATATAAGGGAAAAAACAATGTCAACTGAACAAGAATTAGTCCAACATCTAGATAGAGTAAATAAGGTTGTTGAAGAGTATTTAAAGGGAAATGATCCAACAAGAATATCTAAAGAACTTGCAATACCCAGACAACAAGTTGTAAGTCTTATAAATGAGTGGAAGGTGATGGCTTCGGCAAATGACGCTATTCGTGCTAGAGCAAAAGAAGCATTGGTTGCTGCAGACACTCACTACAGTAAATTAATAACAAAAGCATATGAAGTTATTGAAGATGCCACTACTACAGCAAATTTAAATGCTAAGAGTCAAGGAATTAAATTAGTTTTAGATATTGAATCTAGAAGAATTGATATGCTGCAGAAGGCAGGTCTTTTAGAAAACAAAGAACTAGCGGAAGAAATGGTGCAAATAGAAAGAAAACAAGAAGTGCTTATGAATATACTAAAAGATATTGCTTCCGAATATCCACAAGTACGTGATGAAATTATGAGAAGACTTTCAAGTATTGCCAAAGAAAGTGAAGTGGTTACAGTTGTCCACGATGTTTGATGATTTTTTAGAAGTACTAAAAGATAATCCATTTGAAGAAATTCCAGTAGATGCTAAAACCTTTATAGAGCATGAAGATTATTTAGGACAGCCTGGACTTTCAAAAATTCAATATGACATAGTTGAAGCCATGAGTCAGATTTATAAAAAAGAAGAATTGATAGATCTGTTGGGTGAAAAAGAAGGTACGGAATATTATAATAAATATACTAAAAATGAAATTATTCTTCAGTTAGGAAAAGGTAGCGGTAAAGATTTTACTTCTACTGTTGCCTGTTGTTATATTGTATATAAACTACTTTGTTTAAAAGATCCTGCTAAATATTTTGGTAAACCATCTGGAGACGCTATAGATTTAATTAACGTTGCTATTAACGCACAGCAGGCAAAAAATGTTTTCTTTAAAGGATTTAAAACTAAAATTGAAAAGTCACCATGGTTTGTAGGAAAATTTTATGCGAAAGCAGATAGCATAGAGTTTAATAAATCTATTACAGTTTATTCTGGGCATTCAGAAAGAGAGTCACATGAAGGGCTGAATCTTTTACTTGCCGTACTTGATGAGATTTCTGGTTTTGCTTCTGAGGTTGGAACAGGAAATGAGCAGGGTAAGACTGCAGAAAATATCTATAAAGCATTTCGTGGATCAGTAGACTCTCGTTTTCCAGATTTAGGAAAGGTTGTTTTGCTATCATTTCCAAGATATGTTGGAGACTTTATATCTCAAAGATATGACGATGTTATTTTAGAAAAAGATGTTATTGAAAAAAATCATAAGTTTGTTTTAAATCCAGCATTACCAGAAGATGAAATGGGAAATACTTTTGATATTTCATGGGAAGAAGATGAAATTGTTTCATATAAATATCCTGGAGTTTTTGCATTAAAAAGACCAACGTGGGAAGTTAATCCAACCAGAAAAATTGATGATTTTAAACTAGCCTTCTATACAGATCTTGGTGATGCGATGATGCGTTTTGCATGCGTTCCCACCTATTCATCTGATGCATTTTTTAAGCAAGTAGAAAAGGTTAGAGCCTGCATGACTGGTAGAAACCCTATAGATAACTTTAAAAGATTTGATGAAGCCTTTAAGCCTGATCCAAATAAAACATATTATGTTCATGCTGATCTTGCACAAAAGCACGATAAGTGTGCTGTAGCAATTGCTCACGTAGAAAAATGGGTTAATGTTCAAGTGATTAAAGATTATGAACAAGTCTCCCCTATTGTCATTGTAGATGCAGTGGTTTGGTGGGAGCCAAGAACTGAAGGTCCAGTAAACTTATCAGAAGTAAAGCAATGGATTCAAAATTTAAGAAGAACTGGTTTTAATATAGGCTTAGTAACTTTTGATAGATGGCAGTCATTTGATATTCAAAATGAATTAAAAGCAGTAGGAATAAAAACCGATACAGTTTCTGTTTCTAAAAAACATTATGAAGATATGGCAATGTTAGTTTATGAAGAAAGAGTTGTTTTACCATCTATAGATTTATTATTTGAAGAATTGACAGAATTAAAAATTATGAAAAACGATAAGGTTGATCATCCTCGTAAAAAATCTAAAGATTTAGCAGATGCTGTTTGCGGTGCAATATTTGGCTCAATTGCAAATACTCCTAAAAATATAGATTTAGAGGTAGAGGTACACACTTTTGCCGATAGACCAAAACAAATTTTTGTAAACAATGACAATGTTATAAGGCCTGAATCACTGGCAGAGGCCAAAGATTATTTGGACCAGTTTAAACTAATCTAATAAAATGTTATAATAGTACTATCTCACATTGGGGGTAGTTATTAAATTAATACCTTTAGGACTCTTCGCAGAGCAATCTTTGTCTTTATAGTATCTTGTATACTATTACTTGCTTGCGTCCCAATAGTTAAATCTATTGCCAATCCTCCTACTTACTACCCATCTGGACCACAGCAAAATGTTGATAAGTCTGTAGTTGAGTCTAGTGGATGGGCCCTATGCTGGTCTGGAACATACGACGGTAACGACTTATTATCAAACATAACAACTGCTTGTGATCAAGACTATATTATGTATGCTGGTGGGTTAACTGACAATTCAAACTTAATGCTTCTTGCTGCTGGTAAAAGAGAAATGGTATTTACCATTCAACCAAACATGTCTAATCAAACTATATTAGAAAATGGATCATATTGGTATTTTAATACAGGTATGGGTTCTATGGGGTTTGCTCCCAATTCAACTATTTCACAAAGTTCTGCAGATGTTTACGCTGCATGGAATGGCAACTTAGACAATGGGTCTCTTAGACTATCTTGGCATACTGGTCATTGTGGAGATGGACGGATCTGTAACGGATGGAGAGTAGGAAGTGTGACTGGATTAAACTGGGGTACTCAATATACAAGATATATCTATGAATCAACTGGAGGTGCAGCACCAACACCAACCCCTACACCAACACCTACTGAAACTCAAACACCAGAACCTACACCAACACCTACTGAAACTCCTAGCCCTACCCCTACACCTACGGAAACACCTAGTCCTGATCCAATTCCAAGTCCAATTCCTGATCCAGTTCAACCAGACCCAAACCCTCAGCCAATAATCGAACCAGAGCCAGTAGTGATAGAGGAACTAGAACCAATAGTGATAGAAGAGTTACAACCAGAACCTGTAATCGAACCTTCACCTGAACCAACTCCTTTACTTGAAATTATACCAGTTGAAGAACAAGTTGACAATGCAATTGAGGAACTATTTGTTAATGATGAACCAATTTCAGATGAACAGTTAGGTGATGTTGCAGATTTACTACAAGAAAATTATCAGGTAGATGAGGCAATGCCTGTAGCAGATTTGATAGAGCAGTTAGACGATGAGCAAGTCTTAGAATTCTTGGAGCAGTTAAATCAAGATCAAGTAATTGAATACCGTGAAGGTGTTAACTTAGAAGCGGGTGTTGCAATCATATTTCAACAGTTAGCAGATCCTGAAGCATTAATAGGAGAGTTATTTTCAGACCCAGGTCAAGTTACAGAAGCACTTGGTCAATTGGGTGCTGACATGACAGAGGAAGAAAGAGAAGACTCACAAGATGTAGTTGTTGCATCCGTTATTGCTACTCAAGCAATAGGTGCAGCAATGGCAGCAATACCACAAGCCCCAAGTTCTCCAACTGGAGGAACATCTGGTCCATCAGGATCTGGTGGAGGTAGTGGTGGAGGAGATGCTGGCGGAGGCGGAAGCGACGACGGTAAAAGGAAAAAACTTAAGGTAAAGCGTAAGCCTAAACTTAAGAATCGTAGAAATACAAGGAGGATAAAATGATAAAAGCAATATTAAAACCTTTTAAATTTATCTTCAAAGCAGTTAAGTTTGTAGTTATGTTACCCATAAACCTAGTTAAGTTTGTTCTAATCAAGGTTTGGGCGGTAGTTAGTTATGTTCTTAATCTTGTTTGGAAGATTATAAAAGGTATATATAAAGCAATAGTAGCGATAATCAAAGAAGGTACTGAATTTATTACCTGGATTATTACAAGTATATATAGTGCAATTAAATGGGTGTTTGTTAGCACCTGGAAATTAGTTGTATGGGTATTTCAAAAAGCATGGAAGGCAGTTAAGTTTGTATGGGCATGGCTAGTAGAAGCATTTGTAGAAACATTAAATCAATTGTGGACATTACTAGGTATGTTCGCAGCATGGCTAGTGCTTGAAGGATCCGCAAAAACCACTGTTGGTTATGCAATCATCGTAGTTCTTGTTGTCTGGTTAGTGACAATAAGAGTTAGAGGGGAGGAATAACATGGCAAAGGAAACAAAATTAGATGACGAAAAGGCAATGGGAGCAATAAGCGGTATTAAAAATATTCTACTTAGAATAATCGCTGTATTTGCAGCCAACGGTCTTGGAGTTATTGGTGCTGGTGCAATTATTGGTATCGATACCGTGAGTGCAATAATCCTTGCAGGAACTCTAGGAGTTGCTACAGTAGTTGAAAAACTAGCAAGAGGATTCATTGATGACGGAAGATTGAGTATCGAAGAAATCAATAGTGCATTTAACTCAGTAGACAAAAAGTCTAAGTAGTTCTATCTATTATAATAACGGATTCTCCAAAGAGTTCGTTATTATAATATTTTTTAAGCATTTCTTTTAAACTACACCTAATTACATTTTCAAATTTTGTAGTTAATTCAACACAAGCAACACAATAAGTATTTTCATCAAAAATTTCTAAAGCATCTGTTAAAATTATTCCTGCATTTTCTGGATTACATAAAAATAGTATAGGTAGTCTAATATTTATAAATTTATTTAATAATTCTTTATTTTCATCACTACTGTTGGGATGTCCAGCATATATAAACCCATTATTTATTATGCCTGATACAGTTAATGCTGCAATTGCTGAATTTGGTCCAGGTATTGTAGTAACTTTGATATTTTCTTCTATAGCAAACTTAACAAAAGCACCACCTGGATCACAAAAGCCAGAGGTGCCTTGATCAGATAATAATAATACATTTTTATTGTTTTTTAATATTTTGATTATTTTTTTAATAGTAAGTTCATTTTCATCATTTCCAATTTCTTCAATTTGTGCATTTGTATTAATTTTTAAATCATATAGTAATTTTTTAAAAAAAATAACATTTTCTACAGCAATCACATCATGACTAATAATGCTATTAATGATATTTAAAGACATGTCCATTTTATTGCCAATATGAACAGCCCCTAGGGTTAAAATTCCACTCATATACCTTATTATACGGTATTGACCTTTATAATGAATAGGTGGTATACTTAAAAAGACCATAATTAAAGGGGTTTTACTTGACCTGCATTGCAGTAGTTAGACAAGAAAATAAAATTTATATGGCTGGTGACAGAGGTGCATCAGATGAAAACAGCATGCTTACTTTAAAGGCACCAAAGGTTTGGAAAACTGGTCAATACCTAATTGGATATGCTGGCACCATGGATGGTGAAAGAATAAGATTAAATTTTAAACCACCTGCTCCAGAAGGTAACCTAGACAAGTTTATGTATACAAAATTTTTAATATCTTTAAGAGATTTTTATGATAGATGGTGGGTTGATGTTTCTAAAGACTCAGACTTTGGAATGATTGTTTGTGTTAAAGGTAGAATTTTTGAACATAGTGCTGTAGATATGTCATTAACAGAATATGATTTAGATTATTTAGCAATGGGTTCAGCATCAGAGTTTGCACTTGGATCTTTATACTCTACTCAAAAACAAAAAAATGGAAGAAACAGAGTTATTCAAGCAGTTGGTGCTGCTATTAATTTTTCAACATCTTGCACTGGTCCTATTGACACGGTAAGCATCTAGGTCTATACTAGATATATGAATACAGAATTTGAAATCTGGCTACTACAAGGCATTGATAAGGGCTGGATAACTGAACCATTTTGCAGTACCCATGATGGTGGTTTTAAGTATATGAGTGAAGAAGAACAAGAAGAGTGGGACCAGGGTGGAGACCCATGTTGTTATGTAATTAGATTAATGGAGTTGTCATAAAGTGAAAAAAATAATTATTGTTTTATCTTTAATTTTGTCTAGTATTTCTATATCAGCAAATGCAGTAAGTTTTGATAAACAGAATTTTCAAAATGAAGTTACTCCAAGATGTGCAGAAGATCCAAAAGTTCCAAATGCTTGGAAAGTTTATCAACAAGAAGCAAAAAAAGCACATAGGTGTTTATATCCTTTTAGGTTTGTTAAACAAAATTTAACTAAAAAACAACCCAACGCTGTACAAACTGATCGTAATGCATTATTGCCAACACAAAATTGTCGACTTGAAATGTTCCCTGATTGGAATGCACAAGCATATGTTGGTGATATCGTTAATCCAAACTATAAGTTATTAATTATTCCTTTTCAAACTACAGACTTTAAAGCCAAAACGAATCCACAAAAAGATTATAAAGACTGGTTTAAAGGTATGGAAGATATGATTAAAAACATGAGTGATGTTCCATCCTCATTTAAAATCATTATTCCTGACAAGTACTTCATGTTGCCTAATACTTTAGAGTCTTATGATGTTGGAGCAATACATCATCAAAATATGTCTGCTGCAAACAATTTTGCAGTGCTTGCTGAAGAAGCAGTTAAAGCGGCTGACCCCGAAGTTGATTTTTCAGTTGCAAATCATATTTGGATTGTGGGGCCACCCAACACTAAAAGATCTAAGTTAGTTAATTTTGCTAACTATAGACAGGTTATTAAAACTAATGAAAAATCATTTACACGTATCTACGTAACCGATCATCCATACACATATGGACAGCCATTATTTAATGGACAAGGAATTACTGGTCAATGGCATGAATGGATGCATTCATCTGGAACACTTTTTCCAGAAGGTTATCAAAAAAATGATGGCTCATTTGGTGGATTACATCCTTGGGGACTTATGTCTGGTATGCAATCAGAGATGCTTGCTTGGGATAAGTGGATGACAAACATGATTACCGATGAGCAAGTTAGATGTGCTCCTCAAAATCAAACAACAACTCACTGG